GCAAAATGAACGGCTCTCCCACGTTAGAGGTGTACAACTCCTGCACCCGATTCTTGATGTCTGCGTTCCGACTCTCCAGCGTGGAACGGTCGAGCTTCTGCGGCACGTGCAGCCCATCGGTCTTGGGCAGATATACGACGTAGGGTTTCGACATGACACTTATACGATGAGACGAGACGGAATTTTTCCCTCAGTAATGCATGTGGATGAAGAAGACGTCCTTGTCATCCTTCCCGCCCACGCCACAGCAGTAGGCTGGGGCGAATTTGGTCATGGCCTGCCGTATCTCCTCATCGGTGTATCGGCGCTTATGCTCGGGATGAGGCTCGGGGAAGTTCTTCGGGTCAGCGTAATAGCCGCTGTCGACCTTCCGGTTATGGTCCTTCATGTGCCATCCCCAGTAGCCATCACGAAGCACCACGGGCCACTCTTCAGGGTGGTAGTCCTTGGGGAACACGCCCGTGGTGCCATCCTCAGGCGGGCTGCTGAAGCCCACTACATCACGCCCTCTCTCGTAGTAGATGTCATCCACGTGTTCGATGAGCACGATGGCGTCATCGGAGAGATCCGGGTTGGCTAAGGCCTTACGCAGGTCTCCCACACGCATGTAATGACCATGACGCTCCGCGAGGCTCTCCTTGGAAACGTCGTTCATTTCACGCGCTTCTTGACGCCACTGAAGGCGCTGGCGGACATGCGGTCGAAGGTCTGCTCAAGCACATCGGCTATCCACTCGAACGCCTGACGGAACGGATCATTGAGAAGCGTCCACAGGGCCGAGAACGGCCACCACGACATCCACAACAGAATAGTGGAACGGTGCTCGCGGGCCTTGGGCACGTACTGTTCTTTGAACGTGCCATCTTCATTGAACTTGTAGTCGCTTGAGTCCGAGAACTCCCTCACCTTGCGCTTCAAGAAAAAGAACCACTTGACCACGCTCCACACAGTGCCCAACACAAAGTACCCAAAGAACGCCAAGATGATGTTCACCGGGTGATGCACCATGTAGGACACGCCGTTGATGATGGGCTCCTTTGCGCCCAAGAAGAAAAAGAGAAGGCCCAGTACAACGGCCGATATGAACGCGCCCCATCCGTTGCCCTCCTTGCTCTCCACGAAGTAGGTGATCACTATGGCGCCAATGAAGAACACCAGCCAGAACCAGAAGGTTCCCAATATCAAAAATGCCATCTTACGTTGTTGTTTGTTTGAGTAGTTCGATCACTTCTTTCACGTCGGTATAATCCATCGGCTCCACACGGCCGCTGATGAGGTACGAGGTCAGCCCGACCCCATCGGTCTTCACGCGTACACGCTTGGAGGTACGGGTGACGACCTTCACCATCACCATCACCTTGTTCTCGTAGACGACTTTGTTCTCCTCATCCCGCTTGGGCGCCCACTTCCATATCTCACGCTGGGTGTGGTCAATGCCATCGGGCGGCATCATCGCAACCGCCTTGTCGATGTCTGTGAACGCTGGCGCATTCTCGCACATATAGGGCAGGAACTTGACGTTGGTCTTGACCTTAACTCCCTTTTCGGCTATCGCTGTTTCGCTCATTTCTCACTATAGGGTTTGTCCTTGAACTGTGGAAAGAAAGCTCTGCCCTCTACCTCTCTCAGGTAGCAACCGAAGTCCGCTACATATTCCGCGTCACGGTCTGCGTTCACACCAGACACAGCCGTCATGTAGGCGTTCCATCCACCGTCGTCCCTTGATACCGCGACGATGCCGATGGTGTGCGCCGCTGACCTCCACTCTACCGCAATGATGTTCATTGGATCCAGATTCGGATGCTAACATAAGTATAATTCCTCACACCGTGCTGGCTATCTGTTGTGATATCTCTACGGCGTAAGGCCAACTCAATTTGGTCGGACGAGGCAGAACGAAATAAGCGTACGCCAGCGCCATCTGCTGAGCGGCCTTCTGTGGCGATAAGCCACCAGTGAGGGTGCCAAATCCGCAGCAGGCCACGTATTGAATGTCATGGGCCAAGATGTTGTGTTTCTGGACCGCCATAAGCATGGCCTTCATCGCCAAGTAGGCATTGTCGGTCCCCTCAACACTGGCGGGAACACGCATTGTCGGGGTGTGTGCCACATACTTCGTGGGGTAGGTTCCGTCCACGGATACGATCATGCTGGTGCCTATGGGCTGCTCTCCGGCGTACTCCTTGATGATGGCCTTCTGTATCTTCTCTTGCAGTTCCAGACCGAAGCGGTCGATGATGGCCCCGTCGATGCCACCGTCCATCAGGCCGAAGGAATTGGCGGCGCTCACCACGCAATCGAACTCCGTGTTCTGGAACAGGTCGCATACCACTTCCACATCAGGGAACTTGAAGTGCTTCTCTAGCTCTTCACAAAGCTGCCTGTTGGGGTCGCACAGGATGAGCTTGAAGTTCGGCGTCGCGTACTGGTTCATGTTCCGAATTTTCCTGTGATTAGCGCCTCTGGCGTGAGCGCCTCCTGACGTCTTGCTCGATCTACCCTAGAGGGGATAAGAGACACCACCAGCCCATTGAGAAAGACGATGTCCACATCATGTTTGGTGTATTCATCCAACTTCAGTTCCATCTCGATACATCCACGGAACATCCCTGCTTTCACGGACCCATCCTTTGCCAAACGCAGGAGGGCGCCTTGACTGTGAGCCACGATACGTTGGGCCGGATTGTGAACACCCTCAACGAACTCATGATTCTCTATCGCATTTGCGATGTCCTCCTCATGCACGTGCCATGATGTGGATATCACTATGGGCTTCGGCTGATTCTTGCTTTTACCCTTGATGGCCAGCAAAGCACTATTGGGGTCGGTCCCCTCCAGCAAGAAGCCGCGCAATTGTGACCAGTCCGTCAATACGATGTAGTGCGCGGGAAACTCGGCACTGCCGATAATGGCGCAGATCACCTGACCATCAGAGTCCGTATGGAACCATGGCACCGTATTCTCTCGCACACCATCAAGGGAGACGCATCCAAGGTCTTCCCACTCACGCTTCAAGCGGATGTACATCTCCTGTCGGCAGAGCAGCACGTATGGGCCCTTCAGGGTGCCGCCCTTCTTTATGATGCCTCCGGCGAGTTCCAAGAACGCGTCTTGCAACGCGTTCTTGGTCATCGTATCGGCATCCACTATCTTACCAACATGCATCCTCTTGTTGGTGATAAGCGCCTTTATCATCTCACTCATGATGCGTGCTTTTATCAGGCCAAGTCATCCTCGTCGAACTCTACCGACTTGGGAGCGGAACTGTCCCAATCGAAGCCCACGCTCTCGCCCTCCAACAAGCCTTGCTCCTGCGCCATTTCGTAGACGGTCTTGAGCAGTTCGGTCGTCTGACTGAACACCGCGCGCACCTCGTCAAGGGTAACGGTCTTCTTCTTCTTGCTGACGGCGTACTTTACGATGTCCTCCGAGAACTGCTTGATACGCGTTCCGGTGATGCCCTTGTTGTCGGCATCGAACATGTCGCGCAAGGTGTCCTCGATCTCCTTTTTGGTGCCCTCCACGATCTTGTCCTTGCCGAAGAAGTAGTCCTTCAGATATATCTCGGCGCACTTCATCACGTACTCGCCTTTCAGGTTGCCGAAAGCGAATATCTGGTCAACACGTCCGGGGCGCTGAAGTATCCTCTTCTCGATCTTCTGCGGATAGTTCGTGGTCATGATGATGTAAGCTCCCTTGGGGTTGACGGGCTGGTCGATACCGTCGAGGAAGTTGAGCAAGTTGCTCTCGGGGCGCTGGAGGCTGCTCTCGGCATCCTCAAGCACACAGATGGTGCTCACGTTGTATTTGGCGCACAGGTTCAAGTGTGTCGCTAGTGATCCGATGTCGGTGAAGAACGTCACGTTCTTCTCCTTCATGTACTGGTTGGCGATGCGGATGGTGAGGGATGACTTTCCTGTGCCGGGAGGGCCCACGAGCATCACCTTCCTTGTTCCGGGCATGCCCCAGCGGGTGAACAGGTCGAGGTTCCCGAAGAACATGTCGATGTCCTCCTTGACGAACTTGACCGATTCATGCACCACAGGGGTCTCCTTGAGCTTCTTGCGGGGCATGTACACACCCTTCTCGTTCTTGTACACCTGACCCACTGGTGGCTTCTTGCGCTTCTTCGCCTCCTTGTTGATCAGTTGTATCAACTTGGCCCACACCGAGTCCTCGGTGGCGAAGATGGAATCCACCATACGGCTCTTGCCGTCGCCCGTGACCCATTTCGCGAAATACATGAACGTCCCATCGGAGAAGTTCAACTTGAAGATGCCCGTCTGGTCGTTGATGTCGATCTCGTTCTTGTTCTTCTTGTTCAGATCAATGGAGAAGGAGAATCGGATGACATCATCATCCACGCTGTCGATGGAGGCGATGTGGAAGGACTTCACGCGTGAGCGCTTGGCCTGATCCATCAGGTCGCGGAACAAACTGTAGTCGTATTCCGTGGTGTACTGCACGCGGACCTTGCCGCATGTTTTCCCCTTGTCCTTTTTGTACATGTCTACCAGCTTGTGGTAGTAGCTCTCCGCTATTGCCGTTGTCTTCATCGGCTCCAGTTGTGCCTTCGCGTCGTCCGCCTTGATGGTCTGTGATTTCATTGCCCTTGTTCGTTAAGTGTCTCTTGGTTCTCAAATGCTATCCTCCAACCTCCACGTATCTTCCTTACCTTCTTGTTCAGGACGAATCCATGGCCTCTCGCCTTGTTGTCCACTACTTCATCCACATATGCCTGAGTGACCACGCAATGCATACCGGCATCAACGCGTGACTTCGCGTATCGGCCTGCCGGAGTGTCCAGCAGGTATATCCTGCCGATGATCGTTCGACTTTCCTTGTCGTACAGAATGTCGAGAAGTTGGAACGCCGACTCGTTCGGATGGAGGATCTCCTCGTCGTCGAACGTGCCGTCTATGGTCTGATTGGCGGCTATGGCGATGGGGTCCTGTGTGGCGTATTGCTCGTACTCCTCGATGGACATGTCGTTCTCCACGCTCTCTTGGATGGCCTCCTCCAACTTACCGTAAGCCAAATCGGCATCCACCAGCTTCTTTTTGTAGTAGGCCACTGCCTTCTCCACTGACACCTCATCCAACGGAGGTGCCTCAGAGAGCGGCAATGTGTAGAGAACGCCGTCCAAAACGTAGTTCTCTTTATCTATCAGTAGAAGTGACATGACTATCTTTAGAGAAGCAAATATAGTCATTGAAACACTCATGCAACAAATGAGTGCAAAAAAGAAGGGGCGGCCAAATGGCCGCCCCTTGCTTGTCGAAGAGTTGTCTCTTACCCCTCCATGGTCATCATGATGTCCTCCACCTGCTGTGTAAGCCTGATGAATTCCGGCATGCGCTTGGTGTGCCTGTCACGATGAAGCCCGAGGTCCACCTTGATGTGATGAACGAATTTGGCTGGAGGCTTGCACATGATGTAGATGTCATCCGCCAAGTACACGGCCTCATCAATGGCATGTGTCACCAGCACCACAGTGGGCTTGAACTCCTCGAAGATGGAGCACATGAGGTCCTGTAGTTGCGCCCGCGTCTTCACATCAAGCGCACCGAACGGCTCATCCAACAACAAGACCTGCGGATTGGCGAGAAGGCTGCGGGCGATGGCCACACGCTGTAGTTGTCCTCCCGATAATGTTGGCTTGCGGGCATACTTCATCTCGTGGCCCTCCAACCCTACGCGCTTGATCATCTCCATTGCCCTGTGGCGACGCTCGGCCTTCTTCACCCCCTGATACTTCAGACCCAAGGCGACGTTGTCCAACACCGTGAGCCACGGGAAGGAGGAGTACTCCTGAAACACCATGCCGAGGCGTATCATCCAACTGTTGGTGTTGAGGCCATTGACGAATATCTCACCGGATGTCGGTGTATCCAAGTTCGCCAAGAACCGCAGCAGCGTGCTCTTGCCGCAGCCGCTGGCACCCATGATGATGGCGAACTCTCCCTCCGGCTTGTTGGCGATCACAAGCTCCACATCCTTCAGTACTGTGACATCCGGACGGGGCTGGGCCCATGAGTTTAACGCGTCGGCCCAACCCAACCACTTGATGATGGAGGCCAGTGTTCTTTTCAAGAAGCCTGAACCTTCTGGGGTGTCCACCATCCAGTTCAACTCCCTCGCTATGGGCATGAGCCATTTGATCCCCCGTTTGCCCTTATAGGTCTTCGTAACATTGTGGACCTCGACCACGTTCTTGCACGTCTCTGCCGGAGTGTTAGGGTCACTCACGGTCGTGCTCGCAGCCTGTACTGTGGCCGCACCGTAAGTGGCGGACCCACTTGAGGCGCTCTTGTACTTGTCCGGGAAAACGATCCAGTCCAATATCCGCAAGAGCATGTCTTGAACGAAGGCCCACATGATGATCAGAATGACCAACGCCCATTGTTGTTCATAGCGTGAGTGGCGTCCAGCCTCCTCGATCATAGCGCCTATACCACCGGTGTTATTGATGTACTCCGCTATGACGATGTACGTCCAACTGATGGCCACGAGGGAGATTATATCGGTGCTGACCCGACGTAATACGTCCGGAAAGAAGACCGTCCATATCTTCTCCTGCGAAGAGGCCCCCAATGTCTGGGCCGTGTGCAAGTGGACATCAAGCGTCTCTTGAACACGAGACGCCACGGTCGGTATCATATAGACCATGATGCCGATGGCCAAGAATTGTATCTTGACGTTGTCATAGATGCCAAACCAAGTGATCATCAGTCCGATGATGGCCGTCAATGGAAGGTATCGAGCGGCCTGTATGTAGACGCCCAAGAAGGCACGCACAGGGGCAAAGAGGCCAATCAAAAATCCCAACACGACCGAAATGAGTACGGCCTCACCCATGCCTATGAAGTTCAGCTTTATGGAGTAAGCCAAACTATCCCACATGCCTCGGTCAATCGCCGAGGGATAGCTCATGGCGACCTTCAGCGGCTCAGGAAGAGTGCTCCGGGAAATGAAGCCCAGTGAGGTGATGGCCTGCCACACCGACAGGATGACGAGAAAGCCCGTGAAGCCGATGATGAACCGCTGAAGAGGCGTCAGTGTTCCTTTGAGTTTCCACATGTTCATATTGCTTTTCACAAAGCGGGGCGTCCAGTTTGGACGCCCCTGCCGTGCTGTTGGTTCATGACGCGTTAGTCCTCCAGTAGCTCGAAGTCGGTGCGACGATACTCCTCGTTGTCGCCCTCCACACCGTTGGCGATGGCATCCTTCGGGCCGTTTCCGATCACGATGAAACGATTCGGGTCGCAGTCGTATTCCTCTTCGAGGTAGTCCGCCACGGCCTGAGCGCGTCGCTTGGAGAGCTTCCGGTTGGCCTCCTCACTACCGGTGTTGTCGGTGTTACCGACGATGCGGATACGCGCACTTGCGTTTGTCTTCACCGCATCACCGAACTGGCGCTTGATGATGTTCTTGGCCTTGTCATCAAGCTTGTAATTGCCCGTGGCAAAGTTCACCGTCACCGAAAGGTGTGTCAGGGCCGGTTCCTCGATCGTCTGGGAGGTCGCTGGGGTGAACTCCTTGCGCCCTTCCGCCTTGTGTTCGTCGCCTTTGAGGCGTTCGGCCACCTTGTCGATGATACGGCTATCGAATACGGTGCTCCATGCGGGGGGCTCATTGGTGATGTCACCGCTTGCCATATACATGGCACCGAACTTCGAGTAGATTTCCTTGGCCTTCATTCCCTTGAAGGACTTGTTCATTCCGAACAGGTTCAGGTTATCACCGATGGTGAGGAAGCGTCCGTTGTCCATGTCAGCCATGGCCGTTGCTTCATCGGGCCACTTCATGTACTTGACCAAGGCTTTGGCCAAGCGCTCGCGAGCGGGCCTGCCACCCGCCTTCAGTTCAGCGTTCGCCTTCATCCAGCCGGTGAAGAAGTCCACCACACGATCTTCATGTTGATCCAAATACTCCTTGCGCACCAAGAACACGTTGTAGATGAGGTTTGAGGCGGTCTTGGTGCTGATGAGCACGCGGGAGCCCTCCACGTCTTCAAGGCAGGCTGCGTCCTCCGGCTTCCACAATACGACAGCATCGGCCTTACCGCTCTTGAACACGGTGGCTGCCATGGCGGGTGTAAGCGTAGAGATGGGGTTGATGTCTTTGATGGTGAGCCCCGCCGCTTGAAGCGTATTCAAGAGGAAACTGTTGGAGGGGGTGAGCCCGGCGAACGCGACGGTCTTACCCTTGAGATCGGCAACGCTCTTGATGTCGCTCGTGACGATTATCAAGTCGGCGCCCTCACTGCAATCAGTAGCTATGACAGTCTGCGCCACTGTCGGGTCCGCCGCTAGGCCTTCCGCCTCCCCGGAGAATGAGTCGATGGTTCCCCACACCGCGTCGATGGCTCCGCTGGTGAGGGCCGCCCGCGTCTGGTTGAAGTTGTTCATGACGGTGAAATTCACCGGCAAGCCGAACTCCTTGCGGAAACGCGATCCGGGGTTGTCCTTCAGGCCGTTGTTGAAGTCCACGCACGTGATGTACTCGGGCCAATCACAAATACCGGCATTGAAGGCTTTCTCATCGTAATTGATGGGCACCTCGGGTGCGATGCCATCGCTGCTGCTGGCGGTGGTCTGTGGCTGTTCCGTATTGGCCGTGGTAGCTGTGGCGTCCGTTGTTGCCTTGTCGGTGCCGGAGAAAGCCCAATAGGCCAGTCCGGCGATGAGCGCTCCGAACACCAAGAACGGAATGATCTTGGGCGTGCTCTTTTTCTGTGTGGTGTACTCCTGTTCCATTTTGTTGATTTTGTCGTTTGTGACGTTATTGATGTTCTACGTATTTTCTACGCAGAATGTTTCAGGTGGGCCCTATTATTTCAGGTACTTGGATGCGGCTTTCTCAGCGGTGTTGGGTGTCGCAACAGGTATCGCCTCAGGTGTAACCAAGGCAGCATCCCCCTCCAGATAGGACAGGTTGTCCTGAAGCTTGGCGTCCATCTTCTGGTCCCACTCGGCCAGCAGGCGCTTGCCAGCCTCCTCGCTCAGCTTGGCGTTCACGTCATGCGTATTGAAGGCGCTCTTGAACTCATCCATCATCGCGTCGATGTCGCCCTTGTCCTCGTCGGTCCGCTTGAGCATCAACTCGTACGAGTCATCGAACATGTCGCGGGCCGCGCTGCCACCGAAGGCCACCTCGCGTGCGTGCATGAACACGGACCTCGCCTTGGAAATGGTCTCGTGGTTGCGGATCATGCGCTCCACCTTGCTGGAGAGACGACCAACCATGGCAGCCGTGAACATTTCGGCCTTTCTCAACACTTTGAGCATCAGGTCAAGGCGACTGCTTTCGGCTTGCAGCATCTTGAGACTTGCGTCGGCATCACCAACGGAACCCGCAATGGTGGTGAGTTCTATCTTCAATTGCTGGATGATCTCCGGGTCCGTCTCGGTGGCCAACAAACTGTTGATGTCACGCCTGCGCTTGACAGCCTCGTCGATCTCTTCTCGTGTGCGGTTGATGTCCCCATCCACAGTGCCTTTGCCTTTGCTGACATCCCGGATACTTCCACGGATCAATCCGAGGCTCTCTTGCCGATCATCAATGTAGGTCCTCATGATCTGCACATAGTTCCGGCTCACATAGCCGTTCACGATGAACGAGATCAATCCCTTGTACCAATATGACAACATGGTCCTGATCTTCGGGCGTGTCAATGTGTACACGATGAAGCCCACCACGCCTACGATCAGCCCTGCGCGTACCAAAGCGAGCGTGAAGTCAGCGGCGCCGTTGACGAAGGCTATCAAGTACGGCCACAACCTGCTGAGGCCGATGACTCCGGCGATGACCATGAGCCCAAGGCCGAGCTTGCCCCACATTCCTTCTTTCTTGTCCCAGAACGTCTGCTGCTTGTTGGCATCGTTCGATTGCATGAGCATTCCCATTTTGTACAGAGGTGTGAGTGTTACTTCGTGGTTGTTTCGGTGACGGGGTCGGCGGGCAAGTGCAGTTCGATGTTGTCCACCTTTTCTTGGAAGTCCTTGATGATGGACCCCATGGTGGCCAAGAAGTTCAGGCGCTGACGGTCCAGTTCGATGTTGTGCTTGGAGATCTCGTCCTCCAAGCCCGCCATGACGGTCTGCTTCTCCTTGATCTTGCGCTCCAGTTCGGCGCGCTGTGCATCCAGTTCGGCGACCTCTTTGGAGATGGCCTCGTAGTCCTTGCGCTTTGTACCCACACGCTCGTCGACGAGGGTCTGGAAAGATACCTCGAAGTCGGTCTGCTCATCGATCAACAACTTGATGTAGTGCCGACCCGACTCCAACAAGGTCTTCTTGATCGCGGGGTCCTTCTTGCTGAGGCGCTTGATGGTGTTGTAGGCGTTGGTGTATTTGTCCACCGTGCGGACAGTCCCGTCACCATCCAGCAGGTCGTTGAACTCCTTGAAGTCGTAACCATCGATGTTCCCTTCCTCAATGAGGTTCAGGAGTTGCGCACGCAGGGTATCGTCAACGATGCCCGATTTTGGTGAGACCAAATCCTGTGCAGGAACGATAGGGGAGGGCGCTGGGCCTGCGGCGGCGGCGGGTGCTGACTGCTGGACCGGGACCTTCACCTCCACCTCATTGAAAAAGGTGTTGCGCAGGAACGAGCCTATCTTGCTCAGGCCTTGTCCCTTCTCTTCTTTTTTGACTACGGTTGTTGCCATTTGGTTTTGGAGTTGTGAGCGTTCTACGATCGAACTGGTCGAATTGTTTCACCGCACCATGGCGTGGGTGTTCCAATACCCGCAGGCGGCAATGTAGTCGGCTTTGTCCAGCGGCACCCCATTGCCGCCTTCTTCTATCCCCAAGGCGTTGCGCATCATGGTGATGGGAGGCATTGGAGGCACCTCCACGCTGTCCAAGGCGAACACCGCGATGACGCTCCAATCGTTGTCTGGCACTGCCGCCCGCTCCTCGTCGGTCTTGGCCTCCAGCAAAAGCTGCTCGCGGCTGTAGAGCACCAACATCAGTACGTTCGCTGGCGGCTGGGGGCAGGGAAAGGAGAAGTAGCGGATGAGCACCGGAAGCTCCGAATCGCGCCGCGCCTCGTATTCACTGCGCAACCACTGCGCGTTGCTGTTGTCGATCCTCATGTTGGAGAGAGGAGCGCTGGTGAAGTTGCCGATGAAAAGATAGCGGCAGAACGGCATCTTGCTCGGCAGCACGCTACAGACGGACGTGGATGGGGCGCTCAAGTCCTCGTTGATGTACTTGAGAAAGGAATCAACGGTCAGATCGAACATCGGCTTGCTATTGCCGCCGCCGATGAAGCTCTTCTTGACGAAATCGGCCGCGCCGATAGAGGTAATGCCGTTTTCCATAGGGGTCAAAGATAAGTGCTGCACTTATACGACCCAACACAAGAAATTGTTTCTTACTGAACGTAGTAGCCTACCTCTCCCTCTTCGTTCTGGTCCAGTATCTGTGGAAGGCTGTAGAAGTTGGGACCATGGTGCAAGGTATTGGCGGACACGAATATGTCATGCTCCGTGTTCATGCGATCCTTGACCCGGCACATCCAACCGCCCTCGGCCCAGCGAGCGTCATCCAAGGCTATCACCTCGATGTTGCCCCAATTGTGGTGGCACTCGTAGAACCTGTCCCCTTTCTTCACGTTGGCCACATTGATCAAGCCATCCTTGGCGTCTTGATCCTGTAAGCCCAAATGCTTCGGACGAATGAAATCCCTCATCATGGCTAGAACGAATTTTATGTTCGACTTCCTGTCTCATGCAACATGCTCCTTCCTCATATCTAAATATGAGTGAAAGACCGCAGAAACAACGGCTATCGAACCGAAAGAAGAAACGGTTTTTCCCGGTATTTACCCCGTCTTCTTTTTCGTCTCCCGCAGGCCACGAATGGTGTTCATGTAGTCCTCATCGCCAGAGCTTCACTTTTCCAATCTATGTATGTATAGTTATGAACATCACTTAACCTCCATACTACATGTGGCAACCAGTTCAGCTAGAAAACCCGTGCAAGATATGCAATGGACCCATCATCGCCAAAAGAAAGCGCGACTTAGGTAAAGAGGTCTGCGGAAGAGCGTGCGCTGGACGGTTCTATGTTGCCAAGGCCAAAGTCTACGTTCAATGCCTTCACTGCAAAAAGGAGTTCCTAAGGACATGCAGAACGCAGAACAAGTATTGTTCCAAGAAGTGCTGTGCCCAAACCAAGGTGAAAGTACACAAAAGACGGTGCGCTAGATGCAAAAAAGAGTTCACTCTCCAAAACATAGCGTATGAAAGGAGGGGCGGTGGCAAATTTTGCTCTCAAGAGTGTGGAGCAAAGACTTACCACTGGGATGAGTCATACTTTGAACTCATAGACACAGAACAGAAAGCCTATTGGCTTGGTTTCATAGCTGCCGATGGGTGTGTGGATCGCAAGGAGTTGCGACTTCATCTATCAGAAAGAGACGTAGAACATATGAAAGAATTCAAGTCGGCCATTCTATCAACCCATCCCATCCATTATACAGCCAACAAGTCTGTAACATTCATCATCGGCAACAAAAAAATAGTGAAGGACCTGAACTCAGTCGGCATAGCTCACCGTAAGACGTTCACCTTGGAATACCCATCCATATCCAAGCGACTGAACCGTCACTTCATTCGTGGTGTATTCGATGGTGACGGTTGCATAACAAACGTTAAAAACAGACACAGTAAACGATGGTCTATCTATACAGCCTCAGCAAAGTTCAAAGACCAACTAATCAATGTCATAGAGCATGAAACTGGTGTGACGCCCAGCGTCTATGCTCAACACAAAGGTCACCACATAATGGTGAACACCAAGGCCGGAATACAGACCCTTGAAAAATACCTGTACAATGGTGCAACCACGTATTTGAAAAGAAAGAGAGAGAAATTTCTCTTCCAGAAGAACTCTACCGCTTGACCCTCATGGTGTTGATGGCGTTCCAGTAGGACGCCGCATCAGACAATGGTATTCCATTGCTATCGGCATAAGCTTTAACCTCACGTTTTAAGTACGCCCTCTTCCAATGGCGCTCCCAGTGTTCATCAGTTTTGACGTGGCCTTTCCTCACCATCTTCATGATGTTCTGCACAAAGGCGTCCACATGAAATCCATCAACGTTCCTGAACACGATTCCTTCTCGTGAACACGGCTTGTTGTCTATAATATCATACGAACCGAACAACTCTGGCTGTGCGCCCAACTCCTTGACGTACTGCACAAGAAAAGACTCGGCAAGTCCATCCACAGACAAACGACCTAGAACCGGAACAGTCTTCAGGTCGAACACGCTGGACCACCACTCTACCTCCTCCCAACTGAGCCATTGGTCTAAATGCCGTACGGCAAAGACGTGGAAGTACTCATCAAGGCAAGGATACTCGATTGAGTGCAAGGCATACAGGTTCTCACCAAATATCTCCACTTGGTCCTTTTTCAGATCATGAACCATCACCGCATGTTTTTGGCGTAGATAGGCACTCCAAGGCTTGTCGCTCGGGGCCGCATGGGAGCGTGCAAACACACCAAACTCGTTCAAACACGTCCCCTCCCCATCCAACTTGCTCGTGAAGACCAACTCCTTGATACCCTGTTGGATGTCTGTCCAGTAGTCCCAGTTCTTACGGTCAGTGGAATCGGTGCCCTCTGACCATGGAACATGGAAGGTCTTGCCGTTGGCTCCGTATTTCCGACTGAGGCTCATTATCGCTTGGACGTGTGAAGACAAGGAATTGTTTCACAACAAAGATACACCCATGGCGCTCACCTATTTATCGACATGGAGCGCACACAGGTTTTCAAGCTGCAAGCGGGGGACATCATCAACATGTTCACGCCCTTCAGCATGAAGAAGCCATTCTCATGGCTTTCATTTCTCATCCGCAAGGCATCCAAGTCCACTTGGTCACACTCGGCCGTGGTCATAGACATCTGGGGCAGGACCTTCATTTGTGAGGCTCTCGCAACTGGCATCGTCGTACGTCCTATCGAGGAGTGGGGCGAAGGGGCTATTGTGTCGGTGTCTCGGCCCAAGGAGCCAGTGGACAAGAAAGAGTTCAGCTATCGCGCGATGGCGCAGGTGGGTCACAAGGGATACGACTTCAGCGGCTTGTTGTGGTACCAACTGCTATATCAGATCACGGGCAGGTGGTACGGGCACACAACGGCATCAAGCCACACCACTGACCGCTTCTACTGTTCGGAGTACGCGGCGTGGCTCTATTCTCCATGCTTTCCGAAGTGGTACGAGACCACGCCACAGATGTGTCACGATAACACGTGCCACTTCGACCACGTGTACGAGGGAGTGGACACTACGCTTTATTGAACCTGTCAAGGGCCTGATCGGGGTCCTCTTGTTTGAAGGTCGCCACCTTATCGATGTAATATCGTAGCTCAACAGCGCGCGTGGTGTGCAGCGTGCGGTCAAAGCACCTAGGAATGATCCACTTCAGGTTGGTGAGAACATCCTTGTTGCCGATGAGCGAGTCCACACGGTGGATTTCCAGCGGCTCATCAGTCATGGACTTCGCCTCGGATAGATCCCCGAAATACCAATAGAAGTTGACCTCGTAATCCGGGCCGACCAGTTCCACACACTCGTTCCAAGCATCGCCGCTGATGGTGATACCAGCCTCCTCGCGGAACTCCCTCTCCATCGCCTGCCGGAACGTTTCTCCATCCTCGACCTTCCCACCAACGCCATTGAGCCTTCCCTTCTGCTTCTCCGGTCTGTTCTTGCGTATCAACAGAACGTTCTCGAAGTTCCTGTCGAACAGGAAGCCGCACACGTATGTTTGCCTTGCCATAGTATCACCCTTTCTGCAAAGATAGTACTTATGGTCTCTCGGCTGCTATCTCGCGTATTACGGCCTTGACCGTGAATGGTTCCGGCAACTCACGCCACTCTTTGATCTCCTTCGAGGCGGAGGGTTGTGTTCTGAAAAACATAGTGATATGTTGCACATCGTTCTTGGACATGTATCCAGTCACCTTGAACGCGGCGGCTTCATTGGTCATGCCGAAGTGCGTCACCTGCAATGCCACATCGGCACCTATATCACCCAGCATCTTCCGATGCAATGGAAGCTCACCAAGGCATATGGTCATGTGGTAATCATCGGGTCGCTTCCAGCCATCCAATGATTCATCAGTGTCCCTTGAAAGACGCAGCAGCTTGCGCACCTCATCTTTGGCCACCTCCTCCAGTTTTCTGCAATCAGATCGATCCTCAACAACAGCACCAGTGTACGCCACTCCGTACGGCCGATCGTACATCTCCCGCACAACGGACTTCACGATCGATTTCACCTTATCCATTCCTCGCGCTGGTTCCGATGATGCCCACTCGGGCTTGCTGCGGCTTGATGGGCTCGGTCATCAATCTCCACGGCGTCTTGTCGCTCATCATGTGATCAAGGCCGTTCATGGCCTCCATGGCGCGCAATAGGCGCTCGTTCTTCTCGATCACTTCCGAGAAGTTCAAGTACTGACCGTACGTCACCGGCTTCTTGCTTGCCTCCTCGCGCTCTCCGGACTTGATCACGAATATCTCCTCTCCGTTCTTGGGATAGGTGATGTCGATGAAATACGCCGTGCCGAAGGTATCGTTCACCTGCTTTAGCGCCTCGTTCATCTTCTCCTGTGTCGGTGTCATGCGCGCCTCGCTCCAAGGCTTTATCCAGAAGTTCTCAGGGTCTGCGGACTTGTCGGCGTGTACTACGAAGTTTCCATTGAGGTCCTCGAATATCTTCTTCGGCTTGACGTTCTTGAGCACCCAAGCGCACATGAGCACATCGAACCGGGGCGCTGGTTCCACCTTGGCGCGTTCCAATGCTCCTCCAGCGCCGAATCGCTTGTCCTCCATGAACCGCTCATAGTCCTTCTGTCGCTCTGTACGTTGACGCTGCGGTACACGCGGTTCATTCACAACAGGTCTGATGACGGGGGTCTTGTTCTCGATCCCCATCTCCTTGGCGTTCATGGCGGAACCTCCCAGATGGAATCTGGACTTGTGCTGCGTATCCCGACGGATCATCACGTTGTGCTCGAACGGGATGTTGCGGGCCACCTCTTCACGTATGAGAGTTCTCAGGTTCATTGTTCACTTATCGAGAAGGCAAGTATCTCGTTCTTATCGATGTTGAGCTTGTTCCACTTCAGGTAATAGTCCAGCATGGTCTCAGCGTCCATCTGCTTAGGGTCTGTTCCGGTCTGATAGAACTCAACGACCTCAGCCATGTCGTTCTTCACCTTGTCCGTAGGCTGCCCTTCCAAGATGCTGATGATGTCGTTCTCGTTCCCGTTGACGCCCTTCTGCCTCATGAACGCCATGAGGCCCTCTATGTCAACGGTGCGCCCTTGAGCCACAGCAGGAGTATCCGTCTGGTGCATGGCCATATCCATGGCCGATACCTCGTTCACAATACTGCGTATGAGGTTCCTTATTTCGTCAGTTGGCTTCATGGGGTGTACTTCGCTTCGGCGTCATCACGCGTCAGGTCCCTATAAATACCTTCCAGCGACCGCCTTATGCCTTCTGCGGGGATATTCCCAGTCATCATGCCCTCCATGACGGATATCATATTCTGTGGTTCCTCTTGGTACAACTCCTGTAGATAGTACTCCATCACCTCCGGTCGCCTGTCGGTAAGGTCAGCGAAATTCCCGCGCAAGAAATCCCTGACCATGGCGTATACCTGTTCCCCGTACTTCAGGTCGATGGCCTCATTCCGGTTGGTGTCGGTATACTCCATGACCGCCTCGGCTATAGCGTGGTCCTTCGGGAGCCCGCTCATGGCGATCAATTCGTACATGCCCTTGATGGTTTCATGTATGAGCACCGGCATAATGATGGCTTCCGCCTGTATGACCCACCTCCCGTTCTTGTGCTCCAAATGCATTCTACCCAGTATCCGTGATTTCTGTGCATCCCCTTCGGACTTGGACTCGATAAGCTCATCAGGTGTCGCCCGCATGTACTTCAAGTTCAGTTCGTTGAAAATGTCGTAGGCCTCGACCAGTTCAGGGTTCGCCTCTCTAAAGTCATCACGCAGATGATGAACACCATGTGTTCCTATACTGGCGCCCTGTGTCATCATGTTGATGGCCTTGCGCTTACGATAGAGGTCCATAAGCTCCGCATTGAACTTGGGCTCCTCCATCGCTCCGGGGTCTGGTGGCATGATATAGTCCACGAGCTTCGCCTTCACTCGGACCCAACCCTTGTTGTTCATGAATATGGGGAAGTTGTTGAAGACGATGGATGTCGCCAGCCGCTCCATTTCCTCTCGCATCGGTCGCTCGAACTCTTGAATGAACATCAACGCGTCACGCATGTCGATGAGGTCACCGTAAGACAACGGCTCCAATGGAATGCGCGCCTTGACCGCATCTACCACCTCGCGCGAGAACACATCACCTATCCTCAGCATTCTTCGGGCGGGGTATGGGTGTGGTCTCCGGGTCGGGGTATATCCGACGTCTCGGTATCACAACAGGTTTCGCAGGGGCTATCTCAACCTCTTTCTCTCTTTCCATCATGCAGTAACTTGCATGATGTAAATATAGCAACCCCTAAGGAAAGGTTATGTAAGAGACTGGCACGTGGTCCGTGAGCCACACACCGTTGTCGGAGATGAAGAACTTGTGACCATCGTTGTGCATGTGCTTTGCGGCCACCTCCAAGATGATGGCCTCACCCCGCCGCGTTCCGACCTTGGTGGCGGTCTCAACGTCCTTGGATAGATGCACGTGATGGCGGCTCATCTTTTGGAGACCCTCCTTCTGTATGGGGCCCAAGAACTTCTCGACCGTACCATGATAGAGGACCAGAGGCGGTACTTGCGACTTGAGGCCAAGGTCCACATCGAGGGAGTGACCCTGTGCGGCTCTTATGCGCAGTCCGTCCTCGCTCAGGACATATCGTTTCTTGTCGTTCTCCGCCACGATGGATTCCAATTCTTCCCGCGTGACGACCTTGTTGTGCTTGGCCAGTTGCGACAGAAGCACGTCCACATCGACCCACCCCGCCTTGTCCAGTTTGATGCCTATGGTCTCAGGCTTATGCCGCAGCACCAAGCTGAGGAATCTCGATACGTCTTTTCCCATCAGTTTGCGTATGCGGCGTACGTCGGCTTCTTTGGTCGTGTCGTTCTGGTAGGCCGTTCACTGAAGGTCACCAAAAGCACCAAGGCGAATACACCCACGGTGAGCGCTCCTATGGTAAGCACATCCAATATGTCATTTGTCTTTTTCATGCAAGCTTTGCTTTTTTCATTACCTCCAACTTCATCTTCTCGTAGCCATAAATATCCGACATCGGCTTGCGAATGTGAACATCGTTCGTATTCATTAGGATATCGCTCATCATGAACTCCGATGGATGCTCATACCCAGCGGCATAGGTCAAAGCAAGGATGTCCTTGCGGAGCGTCTTTATGAACCGCGCGATGCGTGGCGACTTATCGTTGATATCGAAGCCGCGCTGAAGCCACCAGTTGTGGGTGGCGATACCAGCGGGGCATGTTCCCAATGCGCACTGCTTGGCCTGAATGCAGCCAGCCGACAACATGATCTCGCGGGCGATATTGATCATGTCGGCACCCATGGCGAAGGCGCGTACAGCCTTGGCCGGAAGTCCCAGTTTGGCGGATGCGATGAATACCACCTTATCAGTAAGACCTTGCGTTTGGAACGCCTTGTAGACAGTCGTGAAAGCGTCGTTGAACGGCAGGCTCATGTGGTCGGAGAACGGAACGGGAGCGGCGCCTGTGCCACCTTCTCCACCATCGATGGTGATGAAGTCCGGACCCTTGCCCGTCTGTGCCATGCGCTCAGCCAACTCCAGCCAGAAGTCCTCTTTGCCGACCGCCGACTTGATGCCAACGGGCCTGCCCGTGTAGTCGGCGATCAATTCCACGAAACCGATGAGCTTGTCGACCGAGTCTATGCCATCGTGGTTGGCTGGGGAGATAACGTCATGACCTTTAGGGACGCCACGAATGGCGGATATCTCGTCGGTTACCTTGTCAGCGGGGAGCACGCCTCCCTTGCCAGCCTTGGCTCCCTGCGATAGCTTGATCTCGATGGCTTTGATCGATGGGTTTTTTGCGATCAGGTCCATCAGGATGGTCATGTCGAACTTGCGCTTGCCATCGGGCATCGTAATGCCGCAACCGAAGTAACCTGTTCCTACTTGGAAGACCACTTGATCCGCCCCCGCGTGATAGGGCGAGAATCCTCCCTCTCCCGTATTATGATATGCCCCGGCCTCGCGCGCCCCAAGGCCGTTCGCCATGGTAGCCTTCCATCCCAAGGCGCCATAGCTCATGGCGGAAATGTTGATGATGGATGTCGGCTGATAGGGATGCTTGCGGCGTGGACCTATTACCTTCCGGCATCCGACCTGATCCGTGTGTGGATCCTCCTTGGGAAATCCTGCGGGTAGGATGAAGAAATGGTCATTCGATGTGAAATCGGCATCCGAGCCGAAGCCCATAAGGTTGTTCTGGTCCTTGGCTGAGGCATAGATGTAGGTACGCTCAACACGATTGAATGGTTGTCCATTCCTATCATTCTCAACGAAGTACTGCTGGATCTCGGGACGCACTTTTTCCGCGACAGGGCGAGCATTCCCTATCAGGGGGAAGTTGGTTTGGATGGTGTGCTTCTTGTTGAAGAAAAGGTCACGCACCAGCAAAACCAGCGCAGCAAGAACGACCGCAACGGTGATGCAGCCAATTGCGATGATGGCCATCATACCAATATCGATGAACATTGTGCGCATAGTCAGGTTTTATTCTGTTATACGAACAGGGCGGTGATTTTGTTTCACCGCCCTGTTCGTGCGACATGGAACCTTTATGCCCCGTCGTCCTCGGTGTGTACCGAAGTGACCTTCTTGGACCTCTTCAGCTTCTTGTGTGTGATGTTCTCGGCAAGGATATCATCTCTCATGTCCTTCATCAAGAACTCAAGCATCTCCCATGTCAACTTCTTGCCTATCAGTGGCGCGTATTTCTTGTTATCCATCATGTATTCGTATTAGCCGTAGCCGGTATAGCGTTCTTGGCGCCTCCATTCTTGAGACGCGTCATTTGCGTTTTGGATTCCATGTCAAGCTCGCCTAGGACTTCCTTCAGCGACTGGAGGAACTTGGGGTCGTTGGAGTAGACATTGATGGACCCATCAGGAGCCACTCCCATGAAGTGCTTGAGTTCTCCGTTCACCAGTACCGCCTCGAAGCGCCCGGTGTCCTTTGAGCCCCAGTTCAGTTCAATGATCCCACGTTCGTTCTTTTCCATGATGTCCGCTGTCTGCGCGGTTATACGGACAAAGGTCGTACAAAGTTACGTACTAGGCAAACTAATTCTTATGTTGTACGCCCTCCATCTGGAGAGTTATCTCATTGCACAGGGCGCTGAGTTCAGCGGCCTTCTGGGGATCCAAGAGACTGTTGGCGTCCAATCTGCGGCGAGCGCCATTGGCATCCACGGCGAACAGATCGAATGCGCCTCCGTCCTTCTGCAACGTCACGGCGACAATGTCTCCCACGGGGTTGTTCATGCGCATGGTCAGACCATCCGGGGTCGGAGTGCCATGCTGGCCCACGAGCCGCTGCAACCGCACGTAGTTCGCCTCAGGCGATGCGATGTCAAGGTCATCGGCTTTGGTGACCAAGTTCTCATTGAACTCGGAGACGGTCTCCCTTATCAGGCGTTGAAGCAGGTTCCTCATCGCAGATAAATAGTGTCAATCCAATGACTCCGGATGGTCTACGCGCTCAACCGAATACAGCCCAAGCTTCTTCAGTCCAAGTTGCAGGTCCAACATCAACCCGGAGAACATCGCATGATTCTCGGGGTTACCGGAGATACGGTGTGTCCTGTAGATGGAATTGATGCGCGTGCAATGGTTGAAGAGCGCCATGAAGAGCCAATTCGGCTCACGTTGCCAGAGCGCCCTTGCATAGGCGTAGCTCAATTTCCATGAACGGAACTCATCGCCACACACGAGTTCTATCCCGGCGCTACAAAGACGAGCATTGGTGTAGCTGATGTAGAGGCCAAGGGAGATGTTGACATCCGACAGCGTCTTACCATCGATCTTCTTGGTGGTCTTTGGAGCGGCCTTCAGTATGTGGCCCGCGAGCACGTTGTAGGCGAGATGGTCGTCGCCGAACATCTCATTGAGCTTCTCCAATATCTCCTTGGCGTAGATCTCCTTCTTCTCTTCCTCAGTCTTCTCGGTACCATCCTCGTTCCGGCTGGACATCTTGAGCCCATTGAGGAGCACCAGCCCGAGTCCCACGTGGTCGGTGTGGGGGAACAACTTCTTGAGCAATCCGAAGTGTTGATTCTGCTCGCTCCCCGTGAGATAGAGCGTAGGCTTGTTGAGGTAATTGGCCAACGCCACGTCCTGATAGAAGTAGGTAGTGCTTCCGTCGCTCTTGAGCCCAACGATCTTCTGTCCTTCGATATTGAAGACCTTGGTGCCCACATAGTCCAACGGTGCTCCATTGCGGTCTACACCGTCATAGGTTCCGTTCTCCAGCAGTCCATCCTTGTTCAGAGACATCTCCGAGGCAAAGAACGTGTGATGCACCGGGTAGTCGAAGCGCAAGCAATAACCATAGAAGGACGCGAGAGCATCTGACTTGCTCACTTGTCCCGTTATGGTGTCACCAAGTATGGCGATGGTCTCCCGCGAGACGCCCATCGATTGGTACGCCTTGGCGAGGACCAAGTTCGAGAGGTGGCCCAAATGCAGGTGCTTGTTGAGGTTCGGGGAGAACCCATCTAGGTACTGGTAGGGCTCGGGGTGCCGAAAGAGCCCGCTGGTGACCTCCGGCATCACAAGGTTGGTGTACCGCCCTGCGGAGGCCGTCTGTATGCCATGATACGCGCACCACTGCTTGATCTCCTCTTGTGGCTCACCATACACGCACAGTCCCTCCCCGAACTCCGGGGGAGTAAGACCAATCTTCGGCTCTATCTTCATGACCCTTATACGATCGAACGTCGATTATTGTTCCAAGGACTACTCGTAGTCGCGTACGGCGATGAGTACAGGGAACATCGGCACGCCAGCATCGGTGAGTTGGAAGTACTGGATGGTGGCCTTCTTGCCGATGAACTTCTGAGGCACCGTCTTGAGTTCGCATCCCTCCACACCCATAGGCTTGGCGTCGAACGTCTTTCCGTTGCCGAGGTCCATCACATAAACGAGGTCCACGAGACCGCGCTTGCCTTCCTTGTGCCCCACGATCACGTACTCCGCATCTTGGAAGACTTTGATCTTCACCATGCGCTTGTCGCGTCCTCCCACGAGGTATTCCGACTCAGCGTTGCGGGCGATGGCACCCTCGTATCCCTCTTGCACGAACTGGTCGTGCAACCGCTTGATCTCCTCGTATGTATCCACCACATGATGCGCCACCATGTGGACACGATTGTTCTCGCGCTTGGACCTGCGGATGTACTCCACAAGCCCCTTGATGCGAAACTCCACATTGCCTTCACCCACAACATCATACACGTGATATTGGAGCATTCGATGCTCATCGGTGGGCTTCTGATCCCGCGTGAGCCCTGAGATGTTCTGCAACGACTTCTCGTGAACGTAAAGCTCGCCGTCCAAGAACTCGCCATCGGCCATGATCGCGAGGGTATCCGCGAGGTCCTCGATGATGAACCGGGCGCTCACGCTGTAGTCCTTGCCCATGCGTGAGATCGCCAGCACTTCGCCGTCCATCTTTCCGATCAGGCAGCGCACGCCATCGAGCTTGCGCGATACGTACCACTTGTTCTTGGTCCAGAAGGAGGCGTCCTGCTTCTTGGGGTCCAAGGCCAACATCGGCTTGGGAACACCGGAGGCGTCCGTGCCTTTGCTGTTGCTTGCCTCTTCCTCTGTCTCCTTGTAGCCCTTGTCCTTGTTCTTGTTGACGAGGGAATCGAACTGGAGCTTCACCTGCTGCTCAAGGGTTCGCTTGGCCTTGCCCTCCTCGATGATGTCGGGGGCGTGGACGACCTTTTGGCCATCCCTCTGCCCGGTTTCCTTCCAAAGCTCCCAATGGGTCCCCTTGTTCTCGGCCCGGATGATGGAGACAAGCATCTTGTCCTCCTTGCTCAGTTTGTAGAGGGTCTTTTCCATGCTATTGTGGCGCGTGTTTCTTTTCGTACAGTTTCATGATGCCATCCAGAACCCTGCATGTGAACTCCCTTGGGTTCTCGTCGAACGCATCCAATGCCGTCAATTCATCCTTCAAGACTATGTGGCCGATGCGTGCCATTTTGAAGAAGGATACGCCACCCAGTCGTTCCGTCTTTTTGAGCGCTTTGAACTTCTGGTCCCACTCCGTGATCGTCATGGGTTGGGTTCCATCACAAGTATAGGCACTGAGCAGCACCACGGTACGCTCATCGATGTCGGAGAGCGTATTGCCCGCCCCCATCACGTATGGGCCCCACGGCCTGAAATCCATGGCGTTCCCATTCTCTCGCACCTCCAATATGGTCGTCAGGATCTCGCCGCTTCGATCCTTAATGGCGAACCCCACATACTCGTGCTCTTTCAGCACACCCATCAGCTTGAACATACGCGTTGTACGGCAAAGGAAAGGGTTTTGTTTCACTTGCGCAGGAGGGCGCGGAGAATTATCAAGCCATGGGCCAGCACCAATAGGGGCGTCATGATGCCAACGGTCTGCATCAGTATCAACAAGGCCTTCCCCACAGACTCATGCTCGAAGAAGTAGTCCGATAGCGCCACTTTCCCCAGTATGACGTATGTGGCCAAGACCATCAGGGCAACGAACACCGTGGCGCAGCCGATGGCCAAACGACGCGTCAGGGCCAGCCACATCTTTTCACGCTCGGTGAACATCAGAATGCTTGACCCTTATTGGCCCGAATGTTCACAAAGTCCTTCATGATCATCTCGCTGTACCTCTTATCTGTCGCCCGCGCAATGCGCTTTGCGCGCCTTTCTTTCGGCACGCCCTTTTTCTCCAGCTTCTCGTTCTCTTGCAGGATGAAGTCGATCAACTTCTCATCGGCCACACTATAGGCCTCATTGAGCATGGTGATGATAAGGTCCTTGTAAGAGAGAAAGGCGTCTTCATTGGAGAAGAACGATTCCATGGTCGAGAGCCGCTTCTTGAACATCCGCTGCTCCTTTTTTGCGTGCTTGACGAGGTTCGCTTTCGCCTTGTCCACCGTCATGAGGCACTCGGTGCATTGCTCCAGCATGATCACATAGAACTCCTCGCCCTCCTCCTCTCTCACCTTGTGGAGTGGAACTTTCTTCTTGGTGACCTTGCTCATGAGCGCCGCTTTCCCTATGGGCTGGGCGTTCGTGAAGATGTTGTACTCCCCATTGCTCCATGACTCTCCGGCCCTGAGCCGCTCGTCGAACTCAATAAGTCCGATGGGCATGGTGCCGTCCTTGAAATTGATGGTGATCACGGCCGCCTCGTCCTCCGAGGTGAAGTCCCCCAAGCTGCCGCTCATAGTGTATGGGCCATAGCACTTGGTGCCTTCATGATCCACATCGAACACGAATGTCACCACGTCACCTGCCTCCTCGCGCATAGCGAAACCCAGATATTCCATTTCCTTCAACATGCAGCGAAGATAATATATCAGAACATAACTTCAGTATACAAGTTGAACGACGTCGCCTATGAAATCCCTGTCGTACCCCACCTTCTTCCACTGGGGAATGATCTTTCTCTGGTCGAACATCCCTTGCTGCTTGGCCTGAAGCACCTTCTGGCCACAGGCGTACTTGAACTGGTCCATGTCCTCTTGGTACATGTCGAACACGTTCTCCATGCATTCTTGAACTGCCACGTTCACGGCCCGGACGTACAGATTGAGATCGTCATCGGCCTCTTCCTCCATCTTCTCCATGTATTCCTCAAGAGAGATGACCATGGTCCCATCAAAGAGCATGAACTCCGCGACCACTATCTGGGACTCCGTCATGTCCACATCCCAACCGCGTATGACCCCGATGGGTGTGGAGTATGACCTGTCGCCCATGTTGAATGGGATGCAGAACATGATGCTGTCCTCCTCGTTCGACCTGAACATGATGCCTTGATATCTCATGACACAATATAGCCTCTCCCGTATCAAAAACCTTGGACGCTATTTATGGGCATGAGCCTCATACACAACTACGGTTTTCTTGCTGACAAGGATTCCAACCTCAGCCTTCCGGGCGTCTTCAAGAGCCAAGCATACGTGACCCACCCAACCTATGGCGACTGTGTGGTGGACCGCGACGAGGTCAAAGCCATAGACCCCAAAAAAGGTGTGGTCATCTACGTCCACAACGGAACGACGCACGCCAGCGGGTTCACCTACGCGACCGTCATTGATGTGTACAAGGGCAAGAAGGCCGTCGTTCCATCCGGGGAACTCACAAAGATGACATTGCGCAGGTTCTTCTTGTGGCGCAACCCCTACAGCGGATGGAGCATCGGTCGACATGGCATTATCGCAGGAGGGCTCCGGTATCTCGCGTTCCTGTTGTTCATCGCCTATTGTGTCACACAACTGAAGTACGGATGGGGATGGGGCTTGGGCATCGTGGCGGCCATTGCCATCATCGGGCTCATGATCCGTGGGTTGATACGCAACTTCGAGGGTAAGCAGATGTGATTTCTGTTTTTTCCAAGGACAACCCATATTGTGTCTCACTCAAACATAAGAGACAATGAGATCAAGGATTTTCCAGTATGCCGTTCTGTTGCACCCCACTGAAGAACAGGTGGACAAAGGCATCAAGAGCAAGATGATCGTGGAACCCACCATCATTCTGGCCAACGACCAGAACAGCGCCAACATGGCCGCAGTGATGGCCATTCCAGCCGAGTACAAGGACCAACTTGACCAGATCGAGGTCGCTTTGCGCCCTTTTTGAGAGGGGGTCCTCTTGAGTACAAGTACGACCCGCAGAACGTAAAGGAAGATTACTTCCTGCCCACTAGGATGGATTCACTCGGTGGATGCGCCACAACGGTAGGAACGAACGTTCAGACCTATGACGCACGAGTAGGGACATTCCAAGGCGTCACCTCCTCTTGTGTCGCAGGAACGACCATTTCGGCCACGACGTTCTACTCTGGATCGACTGGACTCAGTGAGATATTCACGGCAAGCAAGTCGTGGGTCACCCCCGGAGTGTACTCCATGCAGGCTGACCATAGCCATTTCGATGATGGAATCGGCAGCACTGTGATGCTTCGCGAGACGACCCCCACATCCTACGCACAATACACATCTGCTGGCTCAGTCCTCGCAAGTGCCGTCAACACCGTGAGCGATACGCCACGCGCGCAGGCATCCTACCAATCGGCCGCGTCCATCATGGGACGCCGCTGAGGTCATTCCATCGGCAGGACCTCGATCACCTTTCCATAGATGGTCTTGGTCCAGCCGTTGACGTGTCCTTCCCTGTTGCCGCCTTGAGAGCATTGCACCCCTCATTGAAAGCGGTAAACTCAATGGAGCCATCATTGTCGCGCTGAAGTATATCCTTGAGGGCCTTCAGCACGCGGCCATAGCTTCTGGCGCCACGCAGTGGGTTCTTGGGATTCACGCGACACGCTACCTTCCACAAGGTCCATAGCTCATCCTCTGTTGGTCTGCGTTCGTTGTATACGCTCATTTTCTTGTCTTCTTTGACAAAGGTAGGCTTTGTTTCATGACATAGAAAGGAGCAACGACCCCGGAGTTGAAATGCTCTGCGGCTTCCAAGGCCTTGGTGATGCGTGTGACGGGCTCGATGTCCTCCGTCATGTACAAAGAGCCCAAGGCGAACCTCCCACCACTGCCGATGGCCGCGTAGTCTCGCTCCCACTCACTGACCTGAAAGTCGTCCTGCACCTCGTAGAGCTTGCCATTGAACCCCACAAGGAAGGTACCTCCCTCATTGTCCTCATGTTCGGGCGTGAATCCATATCCATTGTTGGAGAAGCACCGTCTCACCTCATCAATGAACCGCGTCGTCATGAAACGCATGTCATCCATGAGTTTCGGTTTGGTGGGTATCTTCAGAGAGTACTGAAGAAGCTGCCCCATCCTGAAAGACCCGCACCATCCGATAAGCATTGGCCCATTGACAAAGACTTTCGGTTGTTTGATCCTATTACGATCAAAGCTTTCTGTTTCACACGATGCGCTATCGCCTCCGATGTAGACGGCCTGCTTATGAACTATGCCGACGATGCAGGTCATTTCACCATCACAGCGGTGGAAGAACCATCGGTCACCAGTGTCGTGGGGTTCTTTCCGTCCCAGTTGGTGACCTTCAGGTATTCGACGTAAAGCGGGGTGATCTCCTCTTTCTTGATGCGCATGGCCTCCGCCACCGCCTTGGCCTCGATCACCTTCTGGGCGCTATCGCCCTGCGCCGCCATGATCTTGTTGAGGTTGGCCATCCTGATCACTTGGTTCTGCGCCTGCTCGGCGAGGGCGTCCTGAATGGCCTTGGTCTTGTTCTCGATGGAGCTTTTCAGCGATGGCGGCGGCTCGATGCCGGTCCTGATCTGAGAGAGGGTGAACCACTCGCTCACGCGCTTGTTTATCTCCGACATCACCCGCACCTCGTACTCGGTGCGATAGTTGAAGATGCTATCGACGGACCATTGGTTGGTGACGTCGTTCACAGCGCCCACAGTGGAGTTCTTCATCCATCGCTCCTGTATCTGATCGAGGGTCATGCGCTGGCTGACGTACATGTCTCCGGCATTCGCCGCTATTACCTCGTAGTTGAAGCTAGGGGTCACCGTTACAGGGAACCCACCTTTGGCGATGGCTACCTGTCCGGGATACTCCGCGTGCTGTTGACTCGTGGGCACCTCAACTATCTGCTCGGTGAGTTCATTGTATGGCACCCATCCGGTGGCGAACTTGTATTGGTCCACACCACGGTCCTTGCCCACGAGGTTCACGCGCAGCCCCACACATCCGGCGTCGATGCGCTCCATCTTGTACGGCTGTAATATCGACACGATGATGGAGACGACAAGCAGGGTGCCAGTGACAATGAGGTATCTCAGCTTCACCGGCATACCAGCACCCCTCGCCTGTTCCGGGGTCAACTGATTGGACTTATAGGCCAACTTGGCGTAGGTGCCTGTTATGATGAGGCACACAAGGAAAACAACTACACTGATCATGGTTTGGGGGTTTTGAAGAAGGTGCCCACCAATATGGTGAGCACGGCTACAGTGACAACGAGGGAAAGCGCGCAGCCCACCACTATCAGTACCGTATAGGTGCTGGAGTTGATGAGCATCTTGAGGGACAGACCACAGCTACAGATGGCGAGGATGATGAGGATCAATCTAGCAGCGGTCCACGTTGTTTGCTTGATCATGCTTTCTCTCATAGGAGAAGCAAAGATAGTAATGTATTCTGATATGAAACGAAGAAGGCCGGGAAATTTCCCGGCCTTCTGTTGTGACCCGTGAGAGATTCGAACTCTCAGCCTTACGCTTAGGACGCGTGCGCTCATCCACTTGAGCTTCCGGGCCGATGGCGCTAAGATAGGAAAAGAAGTATTCAGTCCTTCTCGATCTTCTTCAGCTTGTCGTAGTACTCCGGGTCCTCCCAGATGTGGTCCGTGGCGATCTCTCGGGCCACAGCTTCATCGTTGGTGTGTTCCATCTCCACGTCAGTGCCCTTCCTCAACTGGCGCTTGATCAGCCAGATGCTCACACCGTGATGGTCCACTAGGTCCTGTTGGCTCTTGCCCGATGCGAGCCCTCCGGGAATGCGCTCTTGGGTTCCCTCATGGATCCACGCCCGGATGATGCTTCGAAGTTCGTCACTCATGGCAATAAATAGCCATAAGAGGTCCATTCAGGGTTTGTTCAACGCGTCAGATACAAAGCCTTGGCCAACTCTGCCGCCTTGGCCCGCTGACCCTCCTCGAAGCTCTTCTGCTTCTCCCTCAAGATCCTCTTGCGGGCCTCTGCCGGAGAAAGGCGCGTGAGCACGATCTTGTCCAGCCACTCATTGATCCGGGCCAGTGGGGCCTTCTCGTCTATCATCTGTTGGAGCCGCTTGCCCTCGACCGTGTCCTTGAAGATCTTCATGCCCACGTCAAGGAAACAACGGGATATCCAGAATGAGACGCCATCCTGAGAAATGTCGTTGTTTCCCTCGATCTCGAACACGAGTATCGCAGAGCACCCCTTGGGGCCGTTGCCGATGATGATGTCGTCCCACATACGGTGTTATACGAAGATGGACAGCGTAATGTTTCAACGTAAGAAAGGGGCCCCGGCGCCGGGCCCCTTTCCCCTTGAGTCAATGAGCAGATGATCCCACAATCCGTGCCCGAGTCATGAGCCTCGAACAACCCTCTGGTGCGCTTCTACGAGAGGCGTAAGGTCTACTTGTGCAAATGTAAGAGATAATGTTCAATGTTCAAACAGACCCGCCAGACGCAGCGGAAAATCCGGCCATCGTCGTTCCGTCTATGCCGCCATGACCTTCGTTCTTCTTTGAGGGCCTCGGCGGGCGCTCGATCCACCACATGTAGAGCGGGCCCAAGACAATGGGAGCGATGGCGCAGATCAGTATGAATATGCCGAGCGCTTGTGTGTGCATGGATGTGATTATGCTTCTATCGCGACAGACTTCTTCCTCCACGAGATCATCACGTCCACCTCGTATCCACCCTTGTCATCCGGCTGGAATCCCACATGAGGATGGGTCACCTCATATCCTTCCTCTTTCAGAATGACGCTCATTCTTGGCGACAACAAGAGCCTTGCATCGGACCTGTCCAAGACGGGGCCGTCACCATAGGATAGTATGCTCCCCTTCAAGATGATGTTGCTCCTTCCGATGGAGGCCGCCTCGCGGATCTTCGCATTGATCGAGGCAGTGGCACTCTCCTCAAGCGCATCCCACTTCTCTAGGCCTTTGGCGGTCAACTCTGCGGCCTCCTCTTTCGATATGAACTTGGTATTTGACATCACTATAGTGTTTGTATCAATATAGCCTATGTCGGCAGCTACTCCAAATTGTGATCCCGACAGGATTCGAACCTGTAATGTTGTCTCATCAACAACGCACGCTTAGGAGGCGTGTGCAATATCCGCTCTGCCACGGGACCGTTTGTTGGATCGTTATGTTCACTCCTCACCCCACATGACCTTGCAATCGAAGTCGTATTTGGCCGGGCCGATGCTTGAAAATATGCTTGGCCAAACCACCACTCTGTACCCCTTGCTCTCAAGCAGGTTCTTCAGCTTCTTGGTCATCACAGGCGCTTTCGTAAAGCGGGAAAAACATGGAAGCCCCTCTGCGTCTGGACAACGTCCATGCATGGTTATCACCCGCTCCCCCACCATGACGGCTTTCTCCAATTCCCTCTTGAAGTTCTGCAAAGCCTTTTCTTCCATCTCTTCCGTGCTCCAGAGAGAAACACAGTTGTCGCAGGCGTCGCTGGCCTCTTTGGCTGTCATTATATCTTCCATCCTGCAAAGATAAGGTTACTTAGCCGTTGCTATGCAACGTTTCCGATCATCGCCGACGTGGAGGCGAACCTTGTTGATGATCCACACGTGGAGGGATTTGAACCCCCAACCTTCGCTTTTGGAGAGCGCCACTCTACCAGTTGAGCTACACGTGTATTCTACTTCTATCGCACGCGCTGATCGAATCGAACGATCCCACGGGAATTTGGAGTTCCCGTCGCCTTTATCCTTGGAACATTAGCGCGCATGTACTTTTGATTCCTCCTTTGATACGAACGGGGTCAGCGCGCTCTGAGGAACAAAGAACGCGTGCCTTTCATTGCCGGATGGGTCGGACCAGTACTTCTGCTGCTTACCATCCGACCCCTTGATGAAGCCTCTTATCGCGAACGTCGGCGCTTTTCCCGTGAGCAAGAAGAAGAGCGCGTCGTCGCTGTCCTTCTCGTGCAATATCAATCGCCCGGTGTTGTATGATGTGGACCTGCATTCGATGCGCAGGTCCGGCATGTTCACATCTGAGGCCTTCAGGTCACCCATGTTGCCGTTGTAGAAGCATCCAAGCGCCTTGGCCAGCACCATCTCCGCGCATGCCCCCTCGATGTGGACTCCCCATCCATCCATTGTTTCGGCGCCGTACGCGTCCTTGAGCCCATTGCCCAAGTTATGCATCTGACGCATGATGCCGTACTGTACTCCGATAAAGAACTCTGTCTTGCTCAATGTGATCTTCATATTGCAAAGATAGCACATCGATTGTAGCAGGCCTGACAGGAGTTGAACCTGTACATCGGCAGAGAGCGGTACCTCAGTCTGCCGAAAGGAAATTTGGAGTCTCCTCGTCTCGCCACGTGAACTAGCTGGCCTGTATTGTACCCCCGACAGGATTCGAACCCGCGTCTTCCGCTCCGCTACAGATAACCGCTTAGAAGGCGGAACTGGCTAAGGGGGCATGGCGATGTGAGGGATGGGTCAGAATTTTTAAGACCTCGGTCCGCATTGGCCTTCGCCCATGCTCTTGTCGCCGTCCCCATTTCACATCATTGCACAGACGGTGGCAATCGAAACCACTCGCGAAGATTTTGGAGATCCCGCCGACACCAAGCCTGTCGTCTGTATGGCGGAGAGCACAGCATCGAAGCTGATACGGCTCATCACCGTACGACGCGCTTAGCAGGCGGTCCCCAGCTACCTGCCGGGCTTACTCTCCATTGAATTCTGCGGAAGACAGCGTACTCGAAACGCAGTCGCTTTCACGACCTCAACGCTTTCCAAGCGTGACCAATCCCTGACTGGTTTGTCTTCCAAATTACAACACGACTTTCAATCCCATATTTTTCAGATCAGTACCCATCAGAACCTTGAGTGGAAATGGGAATTCTTCCCACTTAGCCAGATCCTGTTCCGTCTTGTATCCCTTGATCTCAACATAGCAATTCTCATCTATCAAAAAGAAGTCTGGATAATATGTCCTCTTATCGCCGTTCCACGCATAAGAGAATCCAGTTGTGTTCGCTTTCCATCTTACTCCATTAGCATCCAACCACTTCACGTATTCTAGCTCATATGAGCTTCGCACATATACTTTACCAGCTATGTGGCTGTTATACCATTGTTTCACTCCCCGTCCACTGCCTTCCCTCATTCCTCCAGCCTTAGGATTGCCCTTCATTGCCTTGCTGATGTTTCTTCTTCTTTTCTCTTCGGCCTCCTCAGTATTGGCACAACCAACAGGAAACCCTCTGAGTATTCTAGTTTCTATTGCCTTTTTACCATTCTCTATCCACCTAGAATCTCCTTTGAACTTCTTTCCCTTATTCCATGGCGTCTTATCAGCTTCAGCATATCCAGCGGTATTATGAAATTGTACACCACAGAATTTTCCCTTCTTAGCCGCAGAGTCCTTACTTCTTTTTGCTGTACAAGAATTTGGTGACTTGCTGCACCCATTACCACCATTGGCATAATGAAACAATGCTGGCAGTCCACATCCGTAATCACATAACAATTTATCCATTGTACAACATAACACAATGGACTTTGTAAATCAAGTCTAGCTCATCAAACCAGTATTGAGCGGAGGCTACTGGACTCGAACCAGTACATCGGGATCAACCGATCTCATAGTTTTCGAAACTACGTACCGCTCCTTTGGGAGCCTCCAATTGTCCTCTGAACGGGAATCGAACCCGCACATCCCATTGCAAATTGAACTCGGAAACGCGCTTCCCTACGGACCCCACGGCCTTTCGGTGCTTCTGCAACCATACGCTCAATACCCCATACCGTACTTGCTCAGGCGAAGCCCTCATCGCTTTCCGTAACAGGTCTTCGGGACCATGTTCACCACATGCCACCTTTCGTTTTACGTGTGCTCTTCCGTTGAGCTATCAGAGGAATACTGCGAGCGGACAGGCCCATGATTTGTGACCTTTGGCTTTAATACGGGGACGGTCATGCCGTAACCTACCTGCTCTGGTGATCCCGGCAAGGCTCGAACTTGCGACTGTCAGATTAGAAATCTGATACTCTGTCCAACTGAGTTACGGGACCAATCTTACTTAACTGAAGCAAAGATAGTCAATGGACCTTCGGCCAAGAGGAGACCAGCACGAATTGCTGTCCGTAGTGCTCGTGGGCGGGATTGTCAGCGCGATAGACGGTGTATCCGGAGAACCCGATATCATCGAAGGCCTGCTTGGCGTCAATGGGAAGCGTGTAGTCCCAGAACGGGCCGCGCCCATGACGCTCATCTATCTTGTGCCTGCGGATGTAGTCGTCCACGAAGTTGGCCACTTCTTCGGCGTCGAATGTCATGTCGATGTCCATATCCTCCTTCATCGGCGTTTCGGCCGGAAGATACCAGAACTCCACCACCACGCAGTCCTTCCACATTCCCTTCTTGGTGTTCCTCGCCTTGACCTTGCGGTAGCCCTTGAACCCGATGTGGTCGAAGTACTCCGCTGCTGCCAAGGGCAGGTAGTAGTCCTGCGCCTTGCCGTAGCGGGAAGAACTGAAGAGCATGTTCTCCTTGATGTACTGGCTCACCAACTCGATGGTGGTATCGCTCAGGACATCCGGGTCATCGTCCGATGTCATCTTTCCTTCATCTCCAACTGTGATGGTCTCCAATAAGCGACGCACCAGACTCCTCAGGTCCTTCATGACCATAAATAGCTGAGGAAGGTGTGGGATTTGAACCCACGGATCGCTTGCGCGACCTTCCGCTTTCAAGGCGAATACAATAAGCCGGACTCTGCCAACCTTCCATGACGGGGCAGGAGCCATTCTCCCACCCCGGTTATTCACGATCCAACATGTCAATGAACGACTCCCTTCCTCACCACCGACCGCCACAAAAGACGAAGGCCTCGAATCTTGCGATCGAGGCCTTCGTCTGGATGAGAACTGTCCTGTTCGTCACCAAGCATACCCCGCTCGCCCGTGGCTCCTAGACCACGACCAACTTGAGGATCTCGATGACTTCAGCGTCTTCATGTGACTGTAAATAGCGTCTGTTTTGCTCTTAGACGTCGACAAAGGTAGAAAAGTTTCCTCCACTACCAAATTTTCTTGTCAAGGGTCGCCATGCGGATCAAGAAAGCACCCACCCCACCACCCTAGATGCTGCTGGATCCAATAATATGACATTGGTGAACTCCGAGTCCAGCGACTTCAGCACGACGGTTGCTCCGTAACCGAACCTCTATTGAAGCGCGATGGGCCCCTAACTTGGGGCCCATCGCTATTTATGGACATGCTCACCGAAGCCCAACGACAGCGCCTACAGAAACTCGCTGGCATCGACACCAACATCAACGATGCCTTCCGCGTGTGGTTTGGCAACAGCAAAGCCGTGACGGCGTCGGGAGAGCCTCAGGTGGTGCATCATGGGACCGCCACCAAGTTCCGCAAGTTCAATCCCAAGAAGGCCACCATGGGCGGCATCTTCTGGTTCACGTCCGACAAAGGAACCATTGAGCGCGGGGAATCCGGGGCCCAAGGCATCAAGCACATCATGGACTTGTACGTCTCGATCCAGAACCCCGCTGGCTGGGAGGAATACGAGAAGTTCGGGCTTGGCGAACTGAAAAACCGAGGCTACGATGGAGCCTTGCTGCCGAACAAGGATGGCAGCTTTGATGGCTTCGTCTTCGACCCCAACCAACTCAAGAGCGTCGCCAATGATGGTTCGTGGGACCTCGACGACGACAACATCAGGTCCTGACGTTCCACGGGGCGTCGATAAACCATCCTCTTTCTTGTCCCGCCCTCTGTCGGGTATTCAAGTGTTCCTTCAGGCTAAATTCGGTGATGCCGTACATCAGGATCGCCAGAGGAATGTCCAATGCCAGCACCACCCACGCGAGAGGGTGCCAGAGGTTGATGTGCGAGTTCCATCGTCCGTCCTCCATGTATGGATGGACCACCAACAGCAACAGCAAGGCGCGGCCTAGCCATCCCATCTGGTCCCAGCAGTGCTTCTTGCTGTAGTGCGGTTTGTAGATCATGGTTCAGTTGAGGCACACCTTGTAGGTACCAGTAGAATCCACCATCAGCCCGGCGTACCGGTACTGCAAAAGCATCTGCGGCGGGAATGCATGGGCATGCCGCTTTCCATCCTCTCCCTTCCATACCGCTACTACGTTCTTCTCGCCAAGTCCGGCGACCATCATGGGTTTACTGGGACTTCCCTTGAGAAACACCTGCTCTCCCATCTTGAAGTCCTTGGGCTTCTTGTGTATCACTTCGTACTGCCACTGTGGCGCATCGTCTTTCATCCTACTCAAATAGAAGTCTACAGTATTATCTCTTCGGCATCCGGATAGAGAATGACGATGTGCGAACGGGCCGCCTCGATCGTGTCGTAACCCTTGGTGGCGTAACGCTCGGTCCATGCCATATTGCCGCCGTCGTCGATGGACTGCTCCAGCCTCACCCCATGGAAGAGGCCTGTCAGGTCGTTCGTCATGATGCACATCATGGACTGCCCACCATTTGCGTTGGCCATGTACTTCATTTCTTGAAGGCGAAGTACATGCCGCGCAGCAGGATGCTCACCACCACCAATAGCGGTATGTAGGATACGGTGCGCAGGAAACCGTTGGTGGCGTTGTTGTACATCACCGCGAACAGCACCATGCAAATGACTGATACGATGTAGGGGTTCTTGAGGTATTTCATGGTTGTTGTCGATATTCGCATTTGGTACAATAAAGCATCTTCTCGCTATAGTAGGCGGTCTCTTTCAGGTCATGCACACACTTGATCTGCTTGAGAAGCTTTGCTTGATCGTGCAGACGTTCCTTATCGTGAAAGGACAGTTCACTCCACCACTTCTCCATCTCTACTTTCTTGTTGGCGGTGTACAGCTTGTACTCGGCCTCGCTCAAAACGTGCATCATTGGTCTTCTGTGTAGGGTTCATATTGCGCCATGAAGATGCCCACTAGGATCACAAGCAGAGTGCTGTAGGTCCAAGCAATGGCGGTGGAGAACGCGATGATGACCCATATGGCCAAGGTCACCTCCGCTATCCACGATGCGATGCCGACGTAAATGAGCGCCCATCCTATGCGGTTAATCGTGCTCATAGCTTTCCACCGTTATCGTCCCATCTTTGGACACGGTGATCTGCGCGTGGTCGCCGAAGACATCCTTGTATATCTCGTCCGGAATGACGCTCATGGCCTCTTGCATGTTCTTCACCACGTTCTTGTCGGCTTCGCTCCAAGCCTCATCGCGGAACAGGGTGGATGAATACTGGCCATTGATGTCGAGGTATCTGTAGTTGGCGCTGAACTCGCAGGTATCCCCATCGTTGAACCATGGGGTATACTGGTTCCACGATATCGATTGTATCCTGTCCGACATGTTCATGAGCGGCATGATCAGCGATGGGAACTCCACCCGTACGTCGTTGACCAACTTCTCGCGCAGAAGTTTGAACTCCTCCACTTTCTGGAGGAACCTGCCCTTGATGTTGTCCTGAACGAGCTTCTCCCGTTCGTTCTTCAGGGCATTGATGCGGCGGTAGACCTCGTTAAGCCGTTGTGTTACTTCCTGTTCCTGTTCCATTGCTCTCTTTTTTCATTATCGCTATGAGCAGCATGACATCCGCTATGGCCTTGTTGTACCCCGTGACGTACTCGCTGATCATCTTATCCTGCAAGGACACGGACTGACGTGGCGGCTTCTTCAGCAGCGCCATGATACCCTCCTTGAGTTGTCCGATGGTCATGCGAACTTCAGGGTCACATTCTCGCAGACGTCTTTACGACTCTGCTTCATGTACTGGTATTGCTCTTCACGGCTGGGAGCGAAGTCCTTGGCGCGTATGTCGTGCTTGATCTCATTGAAGTCGGCATCAATGAGCACCAGTGACGCATTATCGTAGTCGTAGCCCTCATCATCATACATGCCATTGAGCCGCAGCACCGCCAGTTTGATGGGGTGTACGCTACCATAGCGCGATAGGATGGTCTTGCGGAGCTTATCGCGCATGCCGTCCTCTCCCCATTTGTCGTCCTTGATCTCGCGGAGCCGGGCCTCAAGCTGATCTCGCTCCTCATGTAGCTGGGATAGTTCTTGGTCTATCTCCAAGAGTCTTTCATCTATGTTCATGGTCAAAAATTGATGGTTATGTTCTCTACGTACGGTTCTTCATCGAACTGCTCGTAGTATTCGTATTGTTCGTCGGAGTCCGGCACGAACTGCTCCACATCGATGTTGTGGTCCACCACGCGGAAGGACGAATCCACGAGCGTGAGCGATGGATTGTACGTATTGTACTCGTCATTGTACTCGCTATTGGAGCGGAAGACCGCTACCTTGATATTGTGGCCCGCGCCGAATGCCCGCTGTATGGCGGTCCTCAGCTTGGCCTCTATCGTGGCGGGCTTCCACATGTCGATGGCCTTACGCTTCTCCATAAGGTCAGCCCTCTTCGCGTGGAGGTCGCCTATTTCCTCTTCTATCGCTAGAAGGCGGTCGCGTATTTCATCCTTTGTCATATCAGTCCTTGAATTGATGTACCTGCACTTTGTTCAACTCCGGATACAGCTTCTCGGCCGATGGCGGCACTCCCATTCCATTCTGCATCCACTGCTTGTATTCCATCTCCTGTATGAAATCCTGCGGCGTGGGAATGAACTTCATACGGTAGTCCTCCAATATGTGCTGCTCGCAGATGTCCTTCACCGAGGCCTTCTTGCCGGTTGACAGCGTGATATAATCCCCATAGATTGGTATCATAACTTCGTTGATCCAAAACATGGTATGACTTATACATCTGTGCCGGTTATCGGGCACTACGGCCTTTGTGCAGTCCATCTTCTTGTGTAGCACTAAGAACTGCTGGAAGTCCTCATCTGTCTCTCCTTTGAACTTCTTCATGGAGGATTCCGCATGCTTGATAGGATTCATTGCGCCATAACGAATTATGACGCAAGTATACGAAGAAAACCTAAGATACTTCCAAGTGGTCCCCTAATTTGATCGCAATGCGGTCCACCGACATTATATCATGCTTGTACCTCTGATACTCCTCCTCCGACACTTGAAGCGCCTCCATCCAATTTCGGAAGTACTGGGCAAGCTCCTTGCTCCGGGGGTGGCTCTTCTCATGGTGTAGCTCGAAGTCCTTGCGGTTCTGGACCTTGTCCGCTATGAGCATGTGGTTGACCTCCGCGAGAGGAGAACGGCGTATATCCCTCACCGAGGAGATCGCCCTATCGGACAGGTACTCATTGGCCACCGATCGGTACTCCATGGCCAGCATCACCGAAACAGGGCTGCAATCCTTCCAGTAGTCGACGAGCGGCGCTGCCGCTGTGCCAAGGTCAAGGTCGGTCTGGAACACCGGATGAAGACAGTACGCCGCTTTCGCGTCCTCTGGGGCCCCGATCCACTGGAGCACGGCAAGACCCTCATCGATGTGGTTCATGTACATCACACCGCTGCGCTTGGCCTCTTTGGCACCATATGCGCGCTCGATGACGCGGTACTCCTTCACACTATAGGAGCGCAAGCACACATGGGGAATATCGTGCTCCACGAGCCATCGCTCCATTAGGCAGTCGTCGAGAGTGATAACCGGGAACCCGGTCTCCACGAACAGCTTCTTGAAGTTCCCTTGGCCGCGCGAGTTCTCCAATACATAGATGCCCTGAAAAGTGATGCCGTTGCAGTTGTAGAGCGCCACCACCCCATGCTCGCGCTGGTACATGTGGGTCAGGAAGACCCTGTGGCGTAATAGCTGGCGGGACCTGTGGAGCAAGTACTCCTCTGCTTCCCAGTGTGTGGAGGCGTTGAAATTGAAGCGTGCCATGTCCTGAATTTCAGGACAAAGATACGGATGTTGCACCGCTGTCGGCGAGCTTCTTGGCCTCCTCATCGGTGGCAAGACGGAACTTGTCCGGGCGCTGTTCCATGACACCGGCATCACATGAGCGGGCATAGGAGAACACCTCATTGAACTTCAGGTCCACTATGGCCGTCCCCTCCTTGAGGGTCTTGATGTCGATGTTGCTCATGCAACAAAGATAATCAATGTGCATATACCGTCCTCCACCCGTGGTCCATCCAGTCGGACCTGCTCATGTGGAACACGCGCGCCGGGTTCTTGTCGAAGAACGACTTTATCATATGGCACTTCTCGTATTGCTCTTGCTTCTCAAAATGCTTGAGGCTCTCCTTGATCAGGAAATCCGGCACCCACTTGGCGAGCTTGTTGCTCCGTCTGGTGACCACATCATACAGGGTGGCATACAGGTAGGTGTTGAACTTGAACCCCTCCATCACACTATGTCTCTCATCATCCATTTTACTATCATCATACACTCATAAATAACACCTTTTCATGGTTGTTGAAGGATGGATGATAACCGATGATCACGTTGTTATTCGCATCTATTTATGGCACATTCTGCTTGGCCGTCGATGGGGCCAACGCAAGCAGCGCATCGGCATATGAACCCTCGCTCTCGAAGGTGTACAGGCCGTTCTCTGCGAATATCTCCATCACCCTTTCCTTGTCCAGAACCGGGTGCTCGAACAACTCCAAAGACAGTGCTATCAATGCCTTCCTGTTCTTGAGCAGGACCTTGGCGCACTTATCCTTGGCCTGTCTCAGTATCTCCGTGCTTTTGGCCATGGTGACACCTTGCTGGTCGAGTATGACATCCGTGCGGTCGAACGTCGGGTTGGCATGGGAGGAATAGGGCATGTAGATGCCGGAGTTCTGCACCATTTCCATGATGATGCTGGTGGCCATCTCCATGTCGCTGGAAGCTCCACCGGATGAGCATCGATCGTTGCCGAAGATCAACTTCTCGGCCTCGATGCCCGCCAAGAAGACGGCCGCCATGTCCAGCGCGTAATCCTTGTTCCTGAACTTCTTCCAGTTGATCACATTGAGCCCCTCTGCTCCTCCGGCAGAAGAGGATATCACCTTGCTCGGCGCCAACCCAAGCAATGCGACCGACATCACGGCATGTCCAGCCTCGTGGACCGAGGTCAACGCGTGTTCATCGTCCTGCCGTGGCTTACGGAGACTCTCGACCTTGATCTTCACATCATAGGACACTTCATCGAAGATCTTGCCCTTACTGTCGGACACCTTGATGCGGTTCTTGTCACCAGAGAAGCTCCAATGGAGTGCCTTTGCCTTCTTCATGCTGGAAGTCTCCTCTAGGCGGCTGAGAACGCGGCCCACGAAACATCCCACGATGTAGTTGATGGTGGTGAATATCGGACGAGTGCCCTGCGTAGGGAACACACCCTCGTAAAAGATGATATCCTTCAGCGACTGATCGAAATCGATGGTGATGCCGAACCGGTTCTTGACGAAGTCGGATTTCTTTGCAAGCTCAAGGTCGATCAACTCCCTGTAGGTGTCCGAACTGAACGCGGGGTAGATGATGTAGTTGTTGCCCAATCTTCCGACCTGCTCGGCCCGGAAGCGCTTCATGAGGCATTGCTTGATGTCGAACACCCCGATGTCCTTGGAGTGCTCATGGAGCGTGTCCGCGTCCATATCGGGGTCCATCTCCTTGGCGGAGTGGAATGCCTCATCCACGTTGGCGATGACGAATATGATGGAACTGGAGAAGTCGTACGTCTTTGGCCTGCCGCCCACCTCCACCGTCTCACGCAGGAAGTCCAATAGGGAGTCCTCATCACGAAGCTGCACCAAGTAGTTCTCAAGGTCACCGTCACCCAAGAAGCGGTTCGGAACGCATTGCTGGATGTGGTAGAAGTAGGTGTTGGGGATCATTGAGGGGACCGGCTTCTTCTTGGAGTTGCCATAGTCGTAGTCCTCGTTGAAGGCGTCCTTCCCCAAGAAGTCACAGAAGAACTTCTCTCCCTTGGTTATCGTGAGCCCCTTGGACTCCACGCCGTTCTCAACGCAATGTTCCAACTTCATCAGCAGGAGTCTGAGCGTCTCAACGCCATAGTTCTGTTCGATCAGGTTGATCTTGCCGCTGTCGAGCAGGTCCCATATGGGCCTGAAATTGCTGCGGTCTATCTCGTTGCCCTCGTCATCTATGCTGCGTGATAGCTGGAACTCGTCCAGCACGAAGCAGACGGGTTCGTCCGTATAGTTCCTGACCTTCTTGCTCAGATCGTACCTGAGGTTCTCGGTGTTGTTGGCATAATAGCCGATGTCGAACTTGTAATAGATGTTCTCTAGCTCAAGTATCTCGAACAGGCGTTCCACCAAGGAGGTCTTGCCCACTCCCGTCATCCCCACCAGATTGATCACCGTTGGACGCTGTTGCCCCTCAGGAAAGCAGAACCAAGCATGCGTAAGCTCGATGACCTCATCTATCTGGTCATCGATACCGACGAACTCCTTTTTCAGCGCAGCGCGCGCTCCCTCAAGCTTCTCTTTCCTCTGAAGTATATTGCCCATAGGTCCATATCGGATTACACATTGTGAATCCAATATAGATCTTGAAGGACTACTTCCAATGGCTCACCTATCGTCGCATGGCAAGTAGCCCCACTTGCTGAAGTACCGCAGCGGACGCTTGAGCTTCCCGTTCACCCAGAAGCCCCACTTGCGTCGCGGCTTGAAGGCGATGAGGAAAGTCCAGCAGTCGGCATTCTTGGCGAGCACCACACTGTGGACGTGCTCCGCCTTGCGGTATCGTAAGCTACCAGCGGTGAGTTTGTCATTGCCCGTGGGGCTGACGTCGAGGTAACCGCCTTTGAGGATGAAGGTGATGAAATCCCACGCATGGTCATGATGGTGCTCCATGGGTTCACTCCGCATGAAATGATGAATGCGCAAGGAGAACAACCATAGGTTCAGGACCCATCGCTCCGCATAGGGACATCCCTTCTCACCGAGCGGTTCCTTCCATCTGATCTGGAACGGCGTGACTTTCTTGTCGCTCATGGCTTATGGATGTGAATGATGATGGTGGGCACCGTTCTTCCGTCCTCCATGAAGCTGTTGTCGGGCAACCTGGTGATGGAGTACTTTTTGTCCGAAAGCCACTCACGGAAACCCGCCTGCCTCTACGTGTCTCCCGTCATCCACGCAGGAGACATGAGCGACACTATCTCGCCATGTTGGGCAAGCAATTCGTACATGTGACGCACGTGATCGCAATCGACATTGTCCTTGAAGGTGGGTGAAGCGATGACATAGTCGAATATCGCTCCCGGCTTGTAATGGAAGAAATTGGAGTGTACGGTGTCGTATCCCTTGGACCGAAGAACATCAACACACTTCTGGTTCAGTTCGACGCACACGAGCGCCGCTTCTGGCTCAACACGCCTTATCCCATCAGCAAGGACACCAATACCTGCCGATGGTTCCAGAACACGATGAGAGGCTGCGATTCGTGCCTTTGAGAGCATCGCATCGATAACAGCTTGACTTGTGGTGCGAATTGTTCCAATGGGTTCCATTGCTGCATGTTTGTGGAGCACGGAGGGATCGAACCTCCATCGCCCTCGTCCTTGCGAACGATGCTTGCTCCAATTGTCCTCACGGAGGGACTCGAACCCCAACTACTTCATCAGACACAAGGAGTAGCTATCGCCTTGCTTTACCAGCTTTCTGATGGAGGTGCGCACCTCCATTTCGATCGCTGAACATCCGCCTTTTCGTCTTCAACCTCCATCGTATTAGGATGGCGCTCTAACCAGTTGAGCTACGCGAGGAATAAGTGGGGCGCCAAGGAATTTAACCTCAGTAACGCTGCTGCCGCCCCGTGTAAAGAACAGTTCGCGATGATAGAATCGAACTACCGACCTTCATCATGGGAAATGCGGCTTCCATCTTTCATGCTTGAGTGGCCTACCCAAACCCTACTGACTTCCATCACATCCCGTATCAGGATGATGCTCTACCAACTGAGCTAATCGCGAATGTGTGGAGCGACGAGGGTTCGAACCTCGCACGCCAGAACTTTCGTTCCGACGCATACCCGTTTCTGTAACGCTCCATAGTGGGGTGCCGAGGAATTGAACCTCTGTAACGCTTGCTGCCACCCCGTGTGTCAAAGAACCTCTTGTGGTCAGCGGAGGGATCGAACCTCCATCGCCCTCGTCCTTGCGAACGATGCTCTGACCGTGGTGGGAAGCCGACGACTTAACATCGGTAAACGCTTGCGCGTCCTTCCCATTTGTGGTCGGCAGGGGATCGAACCCAATTCGCCCTCGCCCTTTCAAGCGATGCTCCGACCTTGGAGGGGCGCCAGAAACTGAATTCTGGTAGCATTTGTGTGCCGCCCCATTGTGATCCATACGGGGATCGAACCCGCCCTTGCAGTTTTAGAGACTGCTACCCCGCCGAGAGGGATGGACCATACGTTTCTCATCCCGTCATGCCGTACGCGGTGTTGTGCTCCTTGAGGGCAAGCGGAATGTGACTTAGATAGCGTGTGGCCTGCGACGTTGGCTCAACGGCGATGGCCGTTAGCGCGTTGCCCAAGTCAGGCTCGTGAAACTTCGAATAGGTGATGCCGAGACCATCCAGTCGCGAGCATAGTTGCTCCAGCGACCTGAGGTCATCAACACTTAGCAGACCGATGTACTCGGACTGGTCGTACCACGCTTGGTACTGTTGAGAATGTTCTTGTGCGAACCGAGTGAGTGCGTGCGCCGCTTGAACGGCTTGTGCGCCTGCGGAGAGATCTTTCCTCGTGATGAGGTAAAGCTTCTGTGTCGAGTGAATCTACAACATGGTCGTTGTGTCTAAATAGTGTCTCTTACTGCCTTAGACGATGCAAACATACGAATTGTTTCATCCCAAGCAAAAAAATTCTTCACTCCCGATTGCGATAGGTCTTCCTGTTGGACTCGCTACCGAAGGTGATGGCCACAGGACGAATGGTCAACTTGGTCAGGTAGAGACCGTCCTCGGCGTAAGTCAGATCTGGTCTTGAGAGCGAGATGACCTCGTATTCGTTGATGACCATCTCATATCCTTTCTCCAGCGGCCCATCCAACAGAACAAGCTCGATAGGGTCCGTTCTGAGCCCTCCCACCATATAGTGGTCCATTATCTTGTTGAAGACATGTTCCAGATCAACGGCCTCCAAGAAGGAGAAAGTGATGTCGTTCCAAACTCCTCTCTTGAAGTCAAACTTGATGGCTGATGCGTCATGCACAAAATCATGTGTGACCTCACACGCTTCTGGCAGATGTACCGCGAATCTGTTCCTCAGGTGCGGTTCATAGTCGATCGGGACTGGGCGGAAGGCATAGACCTCTTTCATGATGTAGTTGGTTTATACTAACTACATCAACCGAATTTTTTCACCACTGTGGCTTGTCCTCCACTACCGGAGGTTCAACGTCGGGCACGTCCTTGAACACCACCACTGTGACGTCCTCTCCTTGTAAGGTGTTGCCGATGATCTCTTTTATTAGGCCCCAGCTTCCTCCAGCCAGTCCCGCCCCGATCATAGGCAGACCAATGCGCTTCCCTGAGAAGTTCTCCTTGATCAGGCGGAAGCACTTCTCTACCGACTCATACTCCACGTCCACTTTGCTGCGCGTGTAATTGTACTGCGTGTAGAGATTCAAGATGGTAAGGTCGCCTATCTGGGCCGAAGAGTATGTCCCCATTTTGCTGCGGTCGCTCTTTTTGGTGGCGCAGTCGGCCGCATACGCCTCGGGCCACGTGTCTTTGATGGCCTTGGCTATGCCAGCGCCCATCACACAGTGACAATTGCAACCGTGCGCGATGACGTCGAAGTGTCCCTTCTTGGCCAGTTCGATCAAATTGCCATAGGTCACCTTGAAGGGGTGACCGTTCGCGTTGAACGTGTGCAGCGCGTCCTTGTCCTGAGGTTTCATGGACACAAATCTAGGTCCGACAGCAGCACATCCAAATTCTATTGCTAAGTTTGACCCGGACAACCCCCATCACTTCTAATTGGCTGACGATCTTGGGTACAGCCTTAGGTCTGTTCGTGGTCATTTCCCTGCTGACGGCCATGTTCCTGCGCCGTGTCGTTCCCACCAACATGGTGCATACGGTCCAGAGCGCCAAGAAGACCACCTCCTACGGTAGAGGTCGCCCCGCTGGCAACGTCTATTATCAATGGCCGTCGTGGCTGCCGTTCATCGGCATCACATTGATAGAGATGCCTGAGTCAGTGTTTCAGGTCGCTCTCAAGGACTACGAAGCATACGACACCAATCGCTTGCCGTTTGAAGTTGATGTCACAGCTTTCTTCCGCATCAAAGACTCGGATACAGCGGCACAACGGGTGGCCTCCTTCTCTGAGCTTCACACGCAATTGGTTTCCATACTACAAGGCTGCGTGCGTCGTGTTATGTCCACCAATGCACTGGAAGATACCATGCATCAACGCTCCACGCTCGGCGAACAGTTCACAACCGAGGTGAGCGAAAGTATTGCTGAGTGGGGTGTTATGACGGTCAAGATGATCGAGTTCATGGACATCCGTGACTCACGGGCCCAAGAATCAAAGGTCATCCACAACATCATGGCCAAGGATCAGGCTCGCATCGACAAGGAAAGCCGCACGGCTGTTGCGCAGCACAATCAGGCTGCGCAGTTGGCCGAGATCACCGCAAAACGTGAGGTGGACGTCCAAAAGGAGCAGGCAGAACAGGCTGTTTCCATCCGTAAGGCGGAGCGCGAAATGGAAGTCGGTATCGCCAACGAGAAGTCCAAGCAGGTCGTTCAGGAGCAGGCCAAGGTGACCGCCATGAAGCAGATGGCCGTTCTTGAAGTGGAAACCACACGTAAGGCGGAGATCTCCAAGCAGGCAGCCGAGATCAAGGCAAATCAGGACAAGACCGTGGCTGTGGTCGCCGCCGAGCAGACCAAGGAAGTGTCCGTGGTCCATGCCGAAGGTGATAGGATCGCCACCCAGACGCGGGCCGAAGGAAATCTCTTCGCTTCCCTGAAGGACGCCGATGGTATCGCCGCGCGCGGAAAGGCTGAGGGTGAGGCCGAACAGGCCAAGCTGATGGCTCCGGTGGAGGCCCAGATCAAGCTCGCTGAGAAGATCGCCTCGCTCGCGGAATACCAGAAGTTCCTGATCGAGACCCGCCAGATCGAAGCGAATCAGACCGTTGGCACTGCCATGGCAGCAGCCTTCGAGAAGGCCGACATCAAGATCGTAGGTGGTGGAAACAGTTTGCCAGAGGGCGCCAAAGGCGTCATGGGGATGTTCAACCCCGGTGGTGGTCTGAACTTCGCCGGTATGCTCTCGGGACTCGCCTCCACAGAAGAAGGCAAAGCTTTGATCGACAAGGTCACCGGCAATAAGGGTAGCGCTCCGAGCGTGGAGCCCAAGGCCTGAACGACAATCTCATGGAACGGAAGGGGAGCCACATGGCTCCCCTTTCTTTTTGCGACCTAAGTATTGGTATGAAGATGGGCTTTCTGACCTCTCTGAAGAAAGCTTGGCAAGGCATTCAGGTAGACGACGACGACGACAAGCGTACGCGCTACGTCATGACCATATGGTCGTTCCTGTTGTTGTCGGCCATCATCATCGCCTGTTTCGTGGCTGCCCTTCTTGTTGCTGAGGTGGAGATACGTTTGGCGTTCATCGACCTGATGAAGCACTTGGCCTATGTCTTTGGAGGCATTCTGGCCACATACTTCGGTCTGGAGTCGTTCTTCCCTTCTGAGGCCCGTGACTACCCCGGATGGGGAGGCTGGGGGCATCCAAGGAAAGAGGTCGAAGTTGACCCCAAGAAAGACCCCCCGGTGCATCCGAGCAACAATGATGCTCAAGTCGATTGAAGAATTGGCTCGGGTTGTACATCATGTCTTGGGTCTCCCCATGATAAACACTGGACTCTTCTGAAAAAGCGGATTCCGACCCTCTATTTACAAGGGAATGGAAGCCATGGAAGAGAGCAAGGAAGTCGAGGAAACCAAGGGCCCTGAAGAACAGGATATCCCCATCTCAAAAGAGTTCGTTGACTTCAACTACCTCATCACGACCCTCATTGACTACTACGAATCAAAAGCTGGCCTGAAAGGCGAGATGGATGATGGTGAAGAGTGGAAGGAGGGCACCAAGTTCGAACGCCCACAGATCCCCAAGAAGATCAATGATGCCGTAGAACTGGCATTCTTGCACCAACTGAAGAAGTTCTGCTAAACGACCTCAGGGATGTTCAGCGACAACCATCTTTGGAAGTTCCTGCTGGCTTTCCTTCCGGCATTCATTTACTCCTTCATCATCTACTTCAACGACCGGAACAACATCCGGTTGCGCACGACCTTCTCTTACATACTGGGAGGCCTGTTGTCCATCGGGTTCATGCGCATGCTGCTTCAGGTGTTCCCACATCTGCAAGACATGCACTTCACCGTCACCAATGGAGTGGTCGACCTCGTGGATTTCACCGTGTACCACATGCCGACCACGCTCTCGTGGATGTTCTTGGCGTTCGTTCAGGTGGCCATGTACGAAGAAGCCATGAAAGCCTTGACATGGGGCGCCATGTCCATCATCAGAAAAGGCGAATACAACCAGAGGGACACGCTGTTCTCCACCATGTTCTACTCCTGCATGATATCGGTGGGTTTCGCTGGTGCGGAGAACTTGGACTACTTCATCCATCTTCCATATGACGATGTCATCATCGTGCGGTCCTTCACGGCCGTTATCACACACATGGTGTGCGGGCTGCTGATGGGCTATTTCTTGGCCCTGTCCCGACTGAAGAAGGACGTGTTTGAAAGCTGGAGATTGAAGTTCGCTGGGCTCCTCGCGGCCATTTCATTCCACGGACTGTATGACTTCTTGGCCATGGCCACCGATCAATATGATGTGGACGTGCAACTGGCCGGAAGGGACATCACCATCGAGACCTATTACCCCCTGCTGCTGTTGGGATTGATCATAGTGACCATATGTGGACGGACTCTTCTGGGTTATTCGTTACGATATGGCCTAGTTCAGAAAAAGCACAATCGATGACCTCCAACAGTGTGAAGTGCGACATCAATTTCATGCTCTTCAAGTTCTCGGTATAGTCACTGATCTTGAGTTCATCCAAGAGGACCACTGGCGCATCCTTCAGGGTGCTCGCGCCCTCTTCGCCAACCACGATGTTCACCTTTGGTACAAGACTCAAGTAAGCATCGCCATCAATCACAAGTTCCTTGTAGAATTCCACGCGTTCGATCTTTTTGATGGGCTCCAAGGTGCAGACCAGCGCATTCACCACGTGGTACTCCTCTAGGAAGTAATCGTGGATGAAACCTTGAATGTGGAATCCCATGTTCATGAGGTCGCCCACGGTGGTGCCATCCAAAATGCACGGTTCGCTCACATTGGCCAGCAAGAATTCCCTCATCTGCTCCATGGGGAGGGAAATCGGGGTTCCATCCAAGGACAGGGCGCAATCACTTCTTACTATCAACATCGATCCTGACTTTTTGCTTCTTCGTGTCGAAATGTACGGAGAATGCGTCACCGCTCCCCAACTTTTCCTCAAGCATCATCTGGGCCACCTCGTTCTCCACCATCGTGGTGATCATCCGCTTCAGGGGCCTAGCGCCATACTGCTCATCGAATCCGTTGTCCAAAAGGAACTTCACCATGGATGGCTTTACGGTCATGGTCATCTTCTTGTCGGCCAACCTTTGGGCGAGCACATTCAACTCCAACGCGATGATCTTCTCACAATCCTCCTTGGTAAGGCTCCTGAACACTATTTTCTCATCTATCCTGTTCAATAACTCTGGTCGGAACGCCTTCTTCAATTCGGTCATGACACGGTCTTCCACCTCACGGGTTGACTTGCCCGTGTCGAACCCGATATCGTCATTGGACAACTCCTTGGTCCCTATGTTGGAGGTCATGATGACGATGCAATGTTTGAAGCTGACCTCCGAGCCATGGCTGTCGGTCAATCTTCCGTCATCAAGAACCTGAAGGAGGATGTTGAACACATCAGGATGCGCCTTCTCTATTTCATCCAACAGGAGAATGCAATAGGGCGTGTTCTTGACCTTCTCGGTGAGATAACCCTTGTCGTCATAACCAACATATCCGGGGGGACTTCCTATGAGCTTGTTCACGTTGAACTTCTCCATGTACTCGCTCATGTCGAGCCTGATGAACGCGCTGTCGAGATCGAACAGGTACTTGGCCAGCGTCTTCGCCAAGAACGTCTTGCCTGTGCCGGTCTTGCCCAAGAACAGGAACGAGTAAGGCCGGTTGGGGTCCTGTATCTCCATCTTGCTGCGCTTGATGGACTGCACTATCTTCTTGATGGCGTGTTCCTGACCGATGACCACGCTGTTCAGCGTGTCTTCCATGTGCATCAGGCGCTCCTTCTCCGACTGCGCTATCTTGGTGAGCGGAATGCCGCTATGTTTGCTGAGCACGGCCGCAATATCTTCGTTCCTCACTTTGATCCTCAGCTTGCTACGGTCCTGTTTCCAACGTGCATAAAGGACATCAAGCTCCGCCTGTATCTTTCTCTGCTCATCACGCATCTTCGCGGCATCCTCATAGCGCTGGCTCTGGGCGCACTTCATCTTCTCCAGCACTATCTCTTTTAGGCGGTCCTCAAGCTCCTTGCATCCATCTGGCTCATCGGCGCCATGGATGCGGGTGAAAGACCCGACCTCGTCCATGACATCGATGGCCTTATCAGGGAAGTGCCGGTAGGGAATGTACCTATCGCACATATCGATGATCATCGAAAGGGAGCCCGCATCATACTCCACACCATGGAACTCCTCATACTTCGGCTTTATGTTGTTGAGTATCTCAAGCATCTCCACCTTACTTGGAGGGCTCAGCCATACCTTCTGGAACCTTCTATCAAAGGCCTCATCGGAAGCCATGTACTTCTTGTGATCATCGATGGTCATGGCGCCCATGCAACGGATATCACCTCTTGCCAGAGCAGGCTTCATGATGTTCGATGCATCCAACCCTCCATTGGTGCCTCCGGCACCTATCATGGTGTGAAGTTCATCGATGAACAATATGATGTTGGGGTTGCTTTGGATCTCCATGACCAACTCCTTCATCCTGTTCTCGAACTCGCCTCTGTATTTCGTACCCGATACGATCAGTGAAACATTGATGTCGAACACCACCTTGTCCCACATGGACCTGTCGATCTCCTTGTTGACTATCTTGATGGCGATGCCCTCGGCGAGACAACTCTTGCCCACACCGCTTTCACCTATGATGAGCACATTGTTCTTCTTCCTCTTGTTGAGGACCTGAATGACCTGCTCTATCTGTACATCTCGTCCAATGACCGGATCGAGCTTGTTCTGACGCGCTAGGTCGTTGAGATTCCTGCCGAACAAGTCAAGCATTGGCGTTGTGCTTTCGCCCTTCTTGGCCTTCTCCAACTTCTTTTTGTCATCCTCCTCGAAAGCTCTGTCCGACATGTCTATCTGTTTTAGTGAAGTTAAGCCTGCGCTTTCAAAAACCAATCATGATGACCGTGGGGTCAACTCGAAAAACACTGCGTCATCATTGGTCATATCATCTATCGTGAAGAGTTCAAATTCACTCTCAGGGTACTCTATCCTGATCTCGTCCCACACACTGTCAAATCCTCTTTCCCTCATCTCCCCGTGTGAGACCTCCAAGACTATTCTCTTCAATGTCCTTATTGCTACTTTCATTGTAATGTGATATTTGATGTGTCATATTCATCACATCCTTCTCCTAGTCAAGTTGCTATAGAACTGAGGGTCCTTCTTGAGCGTATCAATGACCTTGTCTGCCAGATCGAGTATTTGCGCCTCAGCATCCTTGTTCCTCTCGACTCTCATGCCAAGATTGAACTCGTCCTTCGGGAAATCGAACACCTCGTTATTGGTCGAGAACCTGTTCCAGTCCAGAACGTAGTCAGTCAGCGGGTCTATCTGCTGCGGCTGGTTCATACCGCTGGGGTCATATGGGAACGCGCCATCGATCGGGGCGTTCGGTCCCACAGAAGGCAAATTCTCCTTGAGTATTCTCCTTATCGTATCTCTCAGTTCCATCCATTGTAAATAGAGACATGCACCGCATGCCACAGACTTCTGGAACCGATGTTCTGTTACTCGGTTTCGCCTATATCGATACGAAGAGCCTCAAGGGCATCGGCGTATTTTTTCAACGCCACACGTCTGGTGTCCTTCTTACCTATTTTGATCAACTTCAGATGGACACACCTCTTCAGGAACTCATCAAGTTGCTCTCCCGTGCATATGATGTTGGAGTTCCTCACGCTCTCCAATATCTGTTTGTAATCGCCTAGGTCATCGTTCTCATTGAGCCTTCCGTTCTGGTAGAGCACATACAGAAGAGAGGAGTACAGGTCAAACTTGGAACGTGGACCCTTCAGCAGAAGCTGCTGTTTGTCATCGTCATCGGTGCGCACAAAGTCCCCTTCACTGTTGGTCTCATACACCACTTGTTCAGTTTTGGACGGCTCAGCTTTCATTTCCGGCTCCTTAATTTCCGGTTCATGAACTTCAGGCCGCACTTCAGGCTCAGGTGTTGGCGTATCTATCTTGGGCACCTCTGGCTCCAGTGTTGGCGTATCTATCTTGGGCACCTCTGGCTCCAGTGCTGGCGGCTCGATCTTGGGCATCGCTTCGGCCACAACGGGATCATCCTCTCTGGTGGCCTTGTCCCATGCCATGTTGAACACGATGACGAAAATGATGGCCAATGGATCGAAGACGCATATGATCATGAGCATGAAAAGGTTGGCCACGGAGTCCATCGGCATGCCAGTGGTCCTTGAGATGTACTTGAGCGCTCCCATTTCACCTTGTGCGCTCTCGGATTCCATGGTCACCACCGAACTATCGACAGCAGACATCTGCTCGCGTATGTCTCCTATAAGCGCGTTTATGCTGTCGGCCTCGGTGTTCAACTTATTGATCTCCTTATCGGCCTCTGCTATGCTCGCTTGCACGCCTTTGGCCGTTCGTATTTGATTCCTCGCATACAAAGAGTCAAGTCGATTCTCTTGCTGGCTCCTCAGGTTGGACAAAGACGTGGCGCGCTCCTGCTTGCGATCAATGGACTTTTCATAGAAAGCGATCCGTTCCTCCAAAGACCCCTTCTTCTTTGACTCCAGTTCTATCTGAGCGGTCTGCGTCCTCGATCCTGCTGCCGTACTCTCGTACGCCGAACTCAGATAGCCATATATCCCTGCACTGGTCAGCACCATGATAATGAGCGTCATCGGAATGAGCACCACTCTCCACCATTTCAGGCTGTCCCATAATCTGTACAACACGCTTACGGCCATCAACTTGCCTATCTCGATGGCGGAGGCCATGATCAGAATGGGCCATCCGACGAATATCCTTCCCATCCCTGTAACGGAGAACAGAGCAGCTATTGACGCCAATAGGACGGCGGTCAAAGCTATCATCAAAGGGAATATGTATCTCTTCATTTCAGCAAAGATAGAAAACCGATCACTTCTCTCCGGGTTCGAGATCGGTGTGGGCGTTCGCTGAATCAGGAACACCGTTCTTCGCCTTGAAGGCGGAGATTCGCTTCTTCAGGAAACTGCCCGGACGTCCATGTACCTCCGGTACTGGCATCAGGTCGTGAAGATGCTTCTTGGTCCACACGTTCGCCGTACCATCTGGCAGGATGTAGTCATCATGGTTGTAATACCAGATCTGGTCCTCGTCATCCCACAGATACAAAGGGTGTTGTTCGCCGTACGAGTACGCCACGTACATCTTCCCCAGCCCGCCGATATCCTCCCCATATGTATGGGAACCTACGAAGTTCTTCCGGGCCTTCACCTCCAAGGAGGCCGCCTTGTTGGTGATACGCTCCTCGTCCAGTATCTCCGTAATGAGGGACCTGATGTGGTTCAGGAGGTTATCCATGGGCTTGTTCTCCATAAATATGGAACAATCGGAGTGTGAACAACGTATAACAGTATGAACACATGATACACCAAGCCTCCCTCCGCGTCATGATAGGCGCCCTGTCCCTGTTCTTGACCGGGGAAGTCACGACCTCTGTCTTCCACAGTTCCGCTCCGGACCCCATTGTACAGGAGGTTGACACCGCCTTCCATGTGTACAATCCAGCGGTGTCCGATGATGTGGTCGACAAATTCGTCGAGGTCATCTACAGGTTCAAACTCCACGAGCACGCCCGACTTTGCATCTATCATGTGTGCTTGGAGTCGTCCGTGGACCCTGATGCCCAAAGTCCAACCGGTGCCATTGGATTGTGCCAGATAACACCCACCACGGCGTTCGACGTGCTACACAAGATGCCCGAGGAGGACAGAAAGCTGCTCTACGACCTTGATGTTGACGACTTCGATTGGGCCATCAAGGGCCGTTATAGTACGAATGACGATGGACCATTCATAGCGAACGCACTGCGGAAGAAGGCTATCAAATGGCTCAAGGTGCCAGATAATAATATGGCGCTCTGGGGCTACATCATGAGCGGGTATCTCAGTGAGATGGGCCCGCATGAGGCTTTCCTCTCCTATCGCATGGGGCTTGGTGGCGCGCGCCGTTACAAGGGCAACGTAGACTCGCACCCTTACATAAGAGGCCTGTACAAGGTGGAGGCCACCATAAAAAAGAAGAGCGCCACTGGGCGCTCCTCTTCATAGTATGGTTCGTTCCTCAGAACGGTAGATCGTCGTCATCGCTCCTGACGTCAGCGGCTGACGCTGAGACCGTCTCTGCGACGGGTTCGCTGGACGACTCCTTGAATTCCTGCACGCTCTTAGCGGCGGCAGCTTCGTTGTTGCCCGAGGCATCCTCCTTGGGCTTACCGGGCAGCAGATTGAAGGACTTCGTCCAAACGCTTACGGTGTTGCGCTTGGTACCATCCTTCGCCTCGTACTGTCCATAGCGCACCTCGCCTTCCAAGTACAGGTTCTGGCCCTTCTTGATCAGCTTGGCCATGTTCACGGCCAAGTCTCCCCATGCCTCAATGTTGTGCCATTGGGTATCGGTGACCTTCGCTTCGTTCTTCTTGTACGACCGATTGGTCGCCATGCTGAACTTGACCAGTTTGCGGCCATCCTGCAACTCCTTGAATTCGGGGTCGCCTCCTACGGATCCGATGAGGATCAACTTATTCACTCCTTCCATGCTGTTGATTGTGTTATGGGATTGTTCCCTTGTGTAAGTGCAAATATACAAAGTAGTCTGAGGAAAACAAAAAAGATGATCGGAAAGGGTCTCTGGGCTTATTTATGTGAAACCCGTACCCGCTACAATGCTGAGCTTCAAGAAGTCCCTAGAAGAAACCATTCTCAAGATGAGAAGACTGCTGTCCGAGGCAGGAGAGAAGCCGAACATGCAGACCGCCCGCAGGGTCGTGGGTCGCGTGGATCCAACGGCCGCCTCCCAAATGGCTCATACCAGCGCGATGTCCTATGCGGACAGATTGGGAGCCACGGACAAGATGAGAGCGAACAACATCATTATCAGCACTCTTACCAGAGGTTATGTTGGTGCTATCGATGCCTCGTTCATCAAGGACCTAGACGCAAGGTGGGTAAACAGCAAGCGCGTGAGCCTCGATACTCCTCAACTCATATCATATGATTACATCATACAGATGCTTGGTTACCTGTACAACTCTCCGGACGGACAACCAATAGAGGTCGGTGGACAACAAGTGATGGACACCAAAGGGAAACCCGTCCTGATGAGTTCCAGCATAAAGAACAACATCAAGGAGGGGCTCTTGAAGATGTTCAATCTGAAGGATAAGGATGGACGTTGGAAGTGGTTCATCTTCGGCTCCAACTTCCCCGGCGTATCGATGGTACCATCACAGTACAGGCCCAAGATATCAACGAAGCCCGATGGTACGCTCGACTTCGATGAGGTGGATCAGAACATCGCATATCTGGACTTCTGGCTCAAAAGCGGTCAATTGTTGAACATGATGACCAAGTCCGGCTTCTACGACAAAGGGTTCGCCTATGTGCTTACGGCGCTTCGTATGAAGTACATCGAAATGCAGCGTGACAAGGGCCGTGGCAAAAAGAGGAACAGCGATGCTGATATGACCATGCCTGACGCCGAGTGGCAAGACAAGGTGAAGCACGACCTCATGAATGATCCATCCATGGTCGGAGGAAAGTCACATCTGGGCGGCAAGATCGATCAGACCATGGACCTTCGCTACCTCGGTACTAAGGACAGAGGTGAGGATCCCGGACACAATTCACTCACGCGCTTCGTTAACGCGCTCAAGGTGGACATTGATGGATCAAGTGACCTCGACGGCGATAGCTCAGAAGTAGCAGCCATGGCCAAGTTCGTGGCCGAAGGCCTGCTTAAGTTCGTAACTGAGTACTACGCGCAGGACCCCAAATTCATCGACCTATACAAGGCCAAGATGTCAAGAACACCTCCGTCTTTGAATGACATCACCGCTCCTGAGTTCGCCCAAATGTACCCCCATGCGAACGCATGGTTCGCTGGCAAACCAAGGAACTACCCGCAGGTCTATTTCGGAAATGCCTACAAGAAGGCCATCAAGCCTGAGGCGGAGAACCTAGAGGCCCAGTTCATCAAGGACATGGGCCTCGACACCAAACCTACTGGTGCCAATGATGCATGGCAGGAGAAGGAGAAAAACAACGATGAAAAACTTTCATACAACGACTACGTCCATGATGACCCGAACGATGTGTGGCAATCACTGGAAGAGATCGATGGTGCTGGTGACGGCCAGAAGTTGAAGGCAGCCATGTCCATGGCTCTCGACAAGTTCTTCCTCAGCGAGAACTGACCACCACGGCCTTGAACGCCGTATCCGTGATAGGCTCCAAGCTGCCATCTGGCATTCTCTTGTAGATGTTCAGATTGGAGTCGAACAGCACCCTGTCGTAAGGCATCTTGGTGTTGATGATGCCATTCTGGGTGATGCGTATCAAGGGTACCTCTCCCTGTCCCAAGTAGGATTCGAACATCTTGTCCACGTCGGAGTGGAACTTCTCATTTTCCATCGGTTGTCGGTATTGGATAGTGAATCTGTGGCTGGAATTCCAGCACGATAAGGTCCGTCATTTCCTTGATCTTCTCCTTCTCTGCCGCCATCATGATCTCGAACTCCGGCATAAGCAGGTCCGGGAACTCATCCAGATGGAACCACTTCTGGTCCGCCAGTCCGCCCTCGGTGAGGATGTCGGCCTCCACTTCACTGTTGAAGAAGCCGAGAAACGTATAGTAGATGACACGTTCATCCTCATAAACATGCACGGGCTCCTCCACGAAGTGGTAGGGCGTGTCGATGCGGGTCTCTTCCCAGAACTCACGCTTGGCGCATGATTGCGGCGTGATGTCGATGCCATCCTCGAATTTTCCTCCCCATGAGGCCCACGTGTTGCCGTACATCACGTGAGGATGACGCTTCGACAGCAGCGCCCTGTCGGTGTTGATGCAGATGGGCAGGACGCCTGCTGCGATGATCTTCTTGGTCTCCATGTTGGTTATACGGTCAAAGGTACCTCAAGGTTTCCCGAAAAGCATGTAGTGAAGCTTGTGGCGGGCACGGGATATGGCGACATAGTGGATGTTCCTCTCCTCCACGCTATCGTCGTCATATTCGAAGCTGACCTTCTTGAACTCCTTCTCCGGAAGGGTAAAGCCGTTGTCCTCCAACACCTCAGGCGCTATTGAGTTCACCACCACACAGACATTGAACTCGCGACCCTTGCTCTTGTGGATGGAGGTGATGAGCTTCTTGCTGTCCTTGTTCTGCTCGATGAACTCGATCAACTGACGTTCCCCGCCGAAGGTCCTTGAGAGGGAGTCCAGCTTCCTCTGGAGCATCGGGCTCACCTTGCCTTCGTTGAAGAGGGTCACATCTTTCGGCGTGATGAAGTTGAAGTAGCGCATCGGGTACTTCATCCCGAGGAAGACTTGCTCGATGTACTTGATCACCTTGTTGGTCCTTACAAGCACCGCCACTTCTTCATGACTATCGAGCACCTCTCGGAGTTGTTCAGAGCGCGTGAGAATGGTGTAGTCCACTTCTCCGGCATCCTTACTGTGCGCTCTAGCCTTCAGGTTGGAGTAATTGTTGGAGTTCTCCACAATGGACGTGTCCGAACGGAAATTGATCGTCAAGGTCATGTCCTCTACTTCACGACGCTCACGCAGCATCTCGGCCAGTTTCTCGCAGTTAGTTCCGGTGTATTGGTAGATGCTCTGGTTCTTGTCTCCTATGAGATAGTAGTGCCTCGCGTTCAACGCCAGAAGTGTCTTGAGTTGAATGGTGCTCGTATCTTGGAACTCGTCAATGAAGATATAGTCGTACTTCCCTTTGAACATCTGGAGCCACTTGTCCTCCTTGAACAATTCGTGGACCTCGATGAGCATGTCGGCGAAGTCGCGCCCCCTCTTCTCCCGTTGGTACTTCTCATATTCCAAGAAGTAAGTGGGCAGTTTCGACTTGATGCCGTCCGCCCGCTGCAACTTGAAGGCACTTATCTGGCCGGAGATCAGATCGGCCGACTCGTACATCTCCGATACGTTGTTATAGAACTCCTCTATGTCAGAGCGCGGAGCCATGGAAGGCGGCTTGTACGCCGCTTTGTACCAGTCAATGAAATCAAAGAAGTTCGTCACCTCTTTCTTCTTGCCCGCGCGCAGCAGGACCGACAAACAGAAAGCATGTATCGTGGTGATCTTGATGTCCTTGTTCTCGATACGCTTTATCAATTCGTCCGTAGCCGCCTTGGTGAAAGAGAAGAAGATGATCTTCTTGGGGTCCACACCGCGTTTGAGCAGATGCTTGAGCCTGCGCACGGAACTGTACGTCTTGCCGCTACCTGCGGTAGCCGCCAGTATCACACTCTTCTTCCCACCATACTCGATGAAGGTTGTCTGCTCCTCGGTATCGGATTGGGCGTCTATCTGGTCCAACAAGGTTACCTGCCGTACGTCCTCTTTCTTTCTGCGGCTCATGCTCCCTCAATGATGGCGTTCTTGGCTTTTTTCAGGATACGTTCGGCGATGTTCAATGCGTCCTTCGGCACTTCGGCCTTTGGCGTACGCATCCAATCGTAGTAGTCAGAGTGGTTGATGAGCGTGTCGGCCACCGGCTTGCCCTTGTGCTTGCCGATGTTGAACACGGCCTTGTTGTTCTCGTCTAGGACGAACCACCCGCGCACGTCCAATGTCTTTACGGTTCCACATTTCTTGGCAATGGCAACAAGGTCTTCACCCTCGCTCTCCAATGGCTTGAGCATGTTGTCCATCATTGGCTCCAAGATGTCGACATATCGCTCTGTGCTGATGGGGTCCATTACGGCAACTGTGCTATCAACGTATTGCGCAGCGGCGGCCTTGAACGTGCGTGGGTTCAACTTCACGTACAGGTCGTGCAGATCGATGATCTCCCTGTTGTGTACCGTGAATGACAAGCCCAGCCTGTCGAACTCCGCCATGAGCATCTCAAGATCGAACCTGACGTTGAAGCCCACGATGTCGGAGTCGTTGATGAAGTCGTACAAGTTCTTCCCGACCTGATCGAACGTTTTCTCCTTGTCGGCGATCTCATTGGTGATGCCATGGATGGCGATGGCCTCCTGAGGTATCTCCCGCTCCGGGTTGATCAACCTCGTGCCGGACTTGCGCTTTCCGTCCGGCCCTACTTTGGTGATGGTTATTCCCACCACCCTATCAGTTCTCATATCCAGCCCTGTGGTGTGAACCTTGATGATGGAGATCGGCTTTTTGATGGACAGTTTCATAGCTCGGGTGTTATTCCGCAAAGCTATGATAAAAAACCAAATGACTATCCTAGCTTCTCTTAAGATAGAACGTCATGACGTAACCCACTGATGATCAGAACTCCATCTTCAAGAAGTCCTTCAGGCGGATGCTCTTCTCATAGACACGCATGCGCTTGATGGCCTCCTTCATTATCTGACGCACCCGCTCGTTGGTTAGATCCAGAGCCTGTCCTATCTCCTTGAGGGTCATGGGCACCGAATCGTTCAGTCCGTAGTACATGCTGATGATCTTGATCTCCCGCTCGGACAGCCCGCTCATGGCGTGCTTTAGCTCCTTGCGCAAGCTCTCGTAGTTCATCTTGTTCTCTATGTGTTCATGGTCCCCTCCGTCCAGCATGTCTTCGTAGCGAAGACCTTCGGAGTTGGGCACCGGCTCATCGATGTGGAACTCGAAGTTCCCGTCCATCAGATAGCTCTTCACGTCGTTGGGCGTTACGTCCGCCTTGGCCAGTATCTCTTCCTCGTTCGGTGCCCTCTCTAAGGTCTGTGTGAGCCGCTCTTTGGCTTTGGTGATCTTGTTGATCGAGTTGATCTTGTTGATGGGAAGCCGTACGTTGCACTTATGGTCGTTGATGGACTTGATGATGGACTGCCTGACCCACCACACCGCGTAGCTGATGAACTTGAATCCTTTGGTCTCATCGAACCGGTTCACCGCCTCCATGAGACCAATGTTACCGTCGCTTATGAGGTCCTCCAGCGGGATGCCGCTCGCCTTGTATTCCTTGGCTATTGAAATGACGAAGCGCAAGTTGCATTCGATGAGTTCATCAAACGCCTTCTTGTCGCCTGCCTTCGCTCGCACTGCCAGCTTGATCTGCTCGTCACCGCTTCTTACGGCGGTCTTCTTCACATCTCTGTAGTAGCTCCTTATAGCGATATTATCCTTGTACTCGATCTCACTGCTCATCTATATTATTACATATCAGTCTTCCCACTTTAGCGCGGTGAAGAAACTCTTGATCCTCTCGAAGTCGTCCTTGTCGGTTATGGTTATGTAAGCGTTCGTCTCCTTTCCCTTACTGTCATCATCCATAGAGAAGCCTCGCACCTGAAGACTGAGGTAACGCACTTCATTACCCTTCTGACGATAGCTCATAAGATCGAATTCAACATATCCTCCTGCTGGAGCCCCAACGCTGAGATATGTCCCCGTTTGTCCTACCGGCATTTCCTGAACAGTCTCTACCTCCTCGTGCGCGATGACCCTCTCAACAGGTTGAACATGTTGAACAGGAGCAGGCGTGGGAGCGGGTGGTGGAGCTACCGCAACTGGAGCAGCGGCTGGAACAGCAACTGCTGGGGCTGCTTCTTGTGTCTTCAGCTTATTGGCTTGTAGCGGTGGAAGCGCTCTGATGTTCGGTGGCATGTTGGCTCTGCGCAAAGTATTCTGTGTATTGTGATCTTCTCTACCTACAAACTTTAGGATAGCCCTCCGGGCGACCCATATCAAATATAGCAAAAATGTAGCTAATATACAAATGATAGCACCACTACAGGCTCCTTGCACTGTGAACGTTCGTGATATGATGCTTGACAAATCCAATGTCAGGATACTTTGCTTTTACTCCTTGCTCTGAAGCCTCCAGCCAAGATTCGTTGTCCTCATAGAAGTGGACCATTTCCCAGCCGTTCTGTTCTATGCTTGACAGTATGACGTTCAGCTTGAAGTCCTTGATACCACCATTGCCATCCTTAGGATAACAATGTAATCCATAGTTGGGGTATTCCAGATCCAAGGCGGACAGCCTGCTTTCGATGTCTGGGATCAAAACGCTATTGCGACCCGTGAGGATCATCTTGTTATGCGCAGCATGATAAGCCTGCGCCACATCCGGGTTCAGGACCGAACCTATGGTCTGTGGATTGGAGTGGAAGCCCCTGATCTGCAACACGATGATGTGACCATCCCGCTCCCCGAGAATGTCCAGCAGATCGGAGATGGATGAGCGCTTCACACCATACAGTTTCTTGAAAGCTTCAGGCTTCATCGTGCTGAGCGTACTTTCAAGCTTTTCTTTCATGACCGACAACATATGGGCGGGCAAGGGAGAGCGGCTCTTGGCGTCCACAAGAATGATGAAGTCACCTTGCGTAATAAGATCTATGTCCTTGGACATGAACAACATAAATGCCTGCTTGGCGTGCCGTACGAAGTCGGTCAACCGTGGGTCAAGACCCTGCGTAAGGAACTCTGCGAATGTTGGCGTCACCAGCAGGGTGTCGTCCATGTCGAATATGTGAATCGTCCTCATAGTGAAACAGTTTGCCCCTCTTTGACGTATAAATACTGACTTTGATTCATCATGGACGGAATAAAGCGGTTCAGGCATAAGCTCTACTACATCCACTTCGGCCTGAGCAACCCCCATTCAGCCATACACGGCGCCATGGTCGATGCTTTTGACTCCAATGATCGTTGGATAGCCTTCGACCATTTCACCTACCTCGTCTACACCCCCAAGGAGTTCGAGGCGGTTCAGCGGTCGATCGGCATCCATATGATAGGTAAGATAGACGACTTCATGGTCATGAACGTTGGTTATGTTACAGCCATGACCACCTTCACCGACAGGAACGACATCATCACCTTCCTCCGATCGATCAAGAGGAACACGGTGCGCCCGATGCTGGAATACCCCTCACAAGAGCGTATTGACGAACTGCTTGACAAGGTGTCCGAAAGTGGCGTAGAGAGCCTGAGTCCTAGGGAATTGGAGATACTGCGCCTACTCAGTTCGTGACCGAGGATAGCTGGTCGAGTATGGAGTCCAATTCCGTCTCTGGCAGTGTTGAGAAGGCATCGTTGAACGTCATGGTCTTGTGGATGTTCTTGGCATAGTACAACACCTCCTTGTTGACGTCGGCGTACCATTCCTTGCCGCTGATGACCACCACGGGCAGATTCATAAGACCACCCCTCTTTCTGGCGCCATGCGCTGGCCTGTCCTCCAGATCGCTCGTGGTGATGAGATATGAGCCCTTCTCCGTCACTATGCGCTTGAGCTTGGCGATGCTCACCACGTATTGGACATCCCTCGGGACGTACTTCTCATGGGAGAACATGGTGGTGACCAGATCATTGTTGCGCACAACAGCCCAAAGCGTGTTGCCCACGGATGGCTCCCACTTGTCGCTCACAAAGGCTTTGAATACCGTGCCGGACTGGAACAATTTCACACCAACACTCGCGCCTCTTGGAAAGTCGATCCTCGTCAACAGATCCAATAGCGGCTCTATGACGCTCCTGTTGAGTGGCGGGGTTATCCTGTCTGGGTCAAGAAGCCGCTCTGCCACACGGTCGGTGTAATGGGCTGTCTGTACAGCCTCCAGTACCAACCTCCGAATGATGGACCTGAGTTCATGCACCTCAATACAGCGTTTTGTACTTGAGTATCTTCTGCATCTTCACAGCGTCCAGAACAAGACCTTGGCCCGATTTGAGAGTGATGAAGTACTCTTTCGAAATGGCATCCTCCAAAAGTTCGAAGCTCAGACGGGTCCCCTCAACGGAAAACCCTCTCTGGGAGAACGTTGCCTTCCATGGCGCATCTGTCTTAGTGTCGAACGAAACGGTCGTTGACCCTTTTTTTGTGGCGGCCCCAGAAAGGGCTTCATTCACCACCTTCATGATGTTACCAACGAGCTTCGGCTCCATATACGCTCTCTTTCACATAAATAGGGCGCAAACGAACGCCGTGGGCCCTTATCCCTCCAATGGAGGAACTGGGGCAGATGCCATGTAATCCCGCATCTCCTTGTCCACAATGCTTCCACCTTCTCCAGAAAGCCTGCTGATCAATTCATCCAGTTTCTTCTTCTTGGCGAGCATGATCTGCTTTCTCTTCTCTATGCGGAGGTGCTTTTCATCGCGGGACGCTTTTTCCTTGGTGAACTTCTTCACTCCCCTCTTGGCGTGAGCCCTCCTCTGCTTGGTTGTCTTCTTGTTCTTCTTCATGGAGAGAATATAGTAGAAAACAGCCCGGACTCAAACTTTGTAGTACCGTACGTACACGCTGCTCGGAGGACTCGATGGCAGTATGGCGAACTTGAGCGGCCCTTGCGAGATCTTGGACAACAAGTGCGCGGCAAAATCCTCCTTGCTGTTCCGCGTGCTATCGAAATGAACCACGAAATCGTAGTACTTGGCGCTGTCCCGCACCATCGTAACGCCGTTGATGCTTCCTTCCAGTCTCGCTTTTATGTGGTTCTCCACGTCGTTTGGAGACAGGGGTTCATTTTCGTTCTTGGCGGGTTTCAGTTGGTCGGGCACCTCGAACACCGAATGCTTCACAGGACTCACTACGATCTCATAGAGGTGGCCATCCTGTTCTGACCTGAACCACGAAACCACTCTGCCCGTGGCATCGGACGATGTCTCCAGCATACGCAACTTCTGCAACCCCATCATCATGCGCACAATGTCACGCGCGCCGTTGCGGAGATTTGCCTCCTTCAGCACGAAACGGACCATAGAGCGGATATCCATGTCCATAAATACCAAGGAGGAGCCTTGTTGGCTCCTCCTTGTGTCTCGGAACGCTCGTACCTTACTTGGCAGTGCCCACCGAGGCGCTGGCAGCAACCGTGTCAACCACGACCGTGTCGACCTGAGCCGAAGCCGCTGTCGTGTCGACCGAGGCAGTGTCGACGGCCGTAACCGTCGAATCAATGTCTTCCGTAACTGCCGGAGCTTCAGGTGAAGAACATGCCGCGACCATGGCCGCGACCAATGAGAAAATCAGTAATGTGCGTTTCATTTTGGCTTTATTGCTAGTGCAAATCTACACTAAATAGGGCGCCAAATCAATCACTGTACATCCTTTTTCTTCAGAGACTCTATCTCCTGCTTGATGACAACTGCTCGTTCATAGTCTTCTAAGGATATGGCTTTACGAAGTTCGTATTCCTTGTCCTCCAATGACACGGCGGCGTACTCCATGTCGTCCCCCGAGACGATGCGTTCTAGGTCTTGCAGGTGCTCCTCACGCTTTGATGGGTCACCGAACCATGTTACGGTTTCTATGAACCCTCCGATCATGTCATACAGCGTAATATCCTTCTTGGCCTCCATGATGTTCACGAAGCTCGTCTCGTTCCTTCCGCTGGGACCTTTCTCGAAGACAACGTCGGTTATCCTCATGATGTCGCACAGGATGATGGGCAGGTGCTTCCACTCGTTCAGCGGCATCTCCGACAGGTTATGATAGGTCGTCTCTCGCCTCCATTTCTTGGACACGCCATTGACGACCATCGACAGGCAGAGTTCATTGGGCTGGCCTCGTCTATCGGACCTGTAGTAATCAGCCGTCCAGCCTATCTCTACAGAGGTGAGGTCGCCGCGCCTGATCTTCGGCACCTGACACATCTCCTCATAGAAGGGGCGCATCTTGTGTCCTTTGGAGAAACCAAAGCACAGTATGTCAACCTCATCCTCATGTGACATGAGCGTGTTCATGAGGTTCTCCACTGTGACACCCTTGTCAATCGTGACCAGATCCTGCAAGTACAGGAAAATGGGTCCCTCTGCCGGAGAGAAAGACACCTCGCTCAAGGACTCATCGTACTCATTGACGTAGAATCCATCGGGTTTCAGAATGATTCTTCCCACGTGTCTCATGAGCTACATCCCTCACATTCAAAATACGAATCCTCCGGCTTTTGTGGTGCCATTACCTGCGGCTCCAACGGTAGCGGGACCGGTGCAACCATCTTTGGCTTTTCCACATTGGTAAACTTTGAAACGTCCGTAGCCAAATGCTTGGCTCCGGTGGAGATGGCCTTTGTCCTGACGTAGTAGCATAGGGTCTTCAGACCGTGTCTCCATCCCCATATCACTGCCGAACTCAACTTGGAGAAGCTCGGATCATCCAGATAGAGGTTCATGGATTGTGATTGGTCAATGAACGGCCCACGATCGACGGCCATGTTGATGATGGACTTCATGGGTATCTCCCACGTGGTCTTGTACTTCTTCACCAGATGCTCTGCCCGCTTCACACTTGCCTCGTAGCTCTTACGGTCAGGGTCCAAGTACTTGTTCAGGTTGATGCGCTGGATGGAACCATCGTTCATGATGATCTCATTCTTGAGGTCCTCCGACCAGATACCGAGACGCTCGAAGTCCTCCACCAGATACTTGTTGATGAGCAATATCTCTCCTCCCACTACACGACGGCTGAAGATGGCCGAGTGTGCTGGTTCGGTCATCTCAAAAGAGCCAGTGATCTTGGCTGATGACGCCACAGGCATCTGCGCCGTGAACAAACTGTTGCACACGCCGTGTTTTGCCACCCGCTCTTTCAGTTCATCCCAATCCCACATGCCGCTCAACTCGATGTCGAAGAACTTCTCGACCTCATTACCTACGTCGTCCTTCTCTATCACGAGCCTCTTCCACATGTCGAACTGGAAGATACCATTGGACATTGGACTGCCCTTGAAGAACTTGTATGGCTTATGAACCTCTTCCTCGCAGAGCTTGCAGCTTTCGGAGATGGCGGCATAATAGATGGTCTCGAAGATCTCCTTGTTGAGTTTTATCGCCTCGGGCGCCGTAAACTCGTAGTCAAGCAGGAAAAAGACGTCCGCCAGACCCTGCACACCAATGGCGATGGCCCGCTGATCAAGTCCTCCCTTCTCACCCTTCTTGGTGATGTATGAGTTGATGTTGATCACCTTGTTCAAGCCACGCACGACCCTCTTGGTCTCCTGTGCTAGGAGTTTGAAATCGAACTTGCCATCGTTGATGAAGTTCTTGAGCACCATGGAGGACAATGTGCATATCGCGGTCGACTTCTCATCGGTGTATTGGTAGATCTCGTTGCACAGGTTGGACTGTCGCAACGTACCTATGTTCTGGTGGTTGGTCTTGCGGTTGGCGTTGTCCTTGGAGCACAGATACGGCACGCCCGTTTCTATCTGTGACTCATAGACCTTCTTCCATATCTCCTGAGCCTTCACCTTTTTGCCCAAACCCAAGTCAATGGCCTTCTGGTACTCTTGGTCGAATTCCTCTCCGTATAGTTCCTGTAGTGGACGTAGTCCTGCCTTCTGGATGTCATGAGGGCACATCAGGTACCAGTCTCCATCGGAACGTACGGCGCGGAAGAACGCATCCGGTATCCATAGGGCCGTGAACAGGTCGCGCGCGCGCGCCTCCTCAAGACCAGTGTTACGCTTGATGTCGAGCAGGTCGAAGATGTCCTTGTGCCATGGCTCGATGTAAATGGCGGCTGCGCCCGGACGACGACCTTGTTGATTAAACCCACGGAGACCCTCATTTACGATCTTCAGGTACTTCAGCAAGCCCATGGCACGACCGCCAGAAGACTTGATCCTCGTCTCCTTGCTCCTTATGTTGGACATGCACAAACCGATGCCAGCGCCCGATGAAGAGTAGCGGGCCACGTCCGAGAACGTACTGAGCAGACCGTCGCCGGAATCGGCAGTATTGTACTCCAGAACACAGGAGGCCAACTGAGGGACGGTGGTGCCCGCGTTTATCATGATGGGCGTCGCTGGGGATATCAGTTGCCGCGAGAGGCTCTCATAGTATTCCTTGGCTTCCTTCAGCGTATTGGTGACCCAGATGGCCACTCGCAGATACATGTGCTGTGGGCGCTCGACGGATACGCCGTTGTTCTTGAGCAGATACATTTCCTCCAACGTACGCCAAGCAAAGAAGTCGAAGTTGTAATCCCTATCGTGGTCGATGATGTCGTCCACCTTTGATGGGCCATACTCCTCTATCTTCTTGATCAGGTCATCATGCACCACTCCAGCCGTATTGAGGATACGCATGGTCTCAGTAAAACTGGAGACCGTATCCTTGTGATAGGCCGACACGGAAACCGAGGCAGCCAGCCTGCTGTAGTCATAGTGGCTTCCGGTATATGCGGCGGAGATCTCTGCTATCTGTTTGTCCAACCTGCGGGTCTCTACCTCGCCTTCGGTGGGCATGGTGGTGATGACCTTGGCGAATATCTCGTCGGAGTTGACCTTCAGACCTTTGGCTGCCTTCTTGATCCGCGCATGGATCTTCTGTGGGGAGTAGGAAACGGGCTCTCCGTTGCGTTTGATTATTGTAAGTGACATGGTGTTATCAGAATTCGTCGGTTATGTCCAGCTTCTGGTTGACCTGCGGCTTCTGATATTCCGAGACGCGCTTCTCGAAGAAGTTGCCCTTGGTCTCAATGGCTATCTGCTCCATGAACTTGAACGGCTGTTCAACATTGAACACCGGACGGCACATGAGCTTCATCAGCAATTGATCCGTGACGAACTCCAGATACTGCTTCATCAGACCTGAATTCATGCCAATGAGGGACACTGGCAGTGACTCAGTAATGAACTCCTTCTCTATGGCGAGGGCCGAAAGCAGTATCTCCTTGATGCGCTCCTCTGATGGCTTATTGACCACATGCTTGTTCAGCAGGTGGATGGCGAAGTCACAGTGGAGGTTCTCGTCTTTGAATATCAGGCTATTCGCTTGCAATAGCCCGCTCATCTTGTGTCTGCTCTTCAACCAGAAAATCGAGCAGAAACTACCGCTGAAGAAAATGCCTTCAACGGCTGCGAACGCCACGAGGCGCTCTTGGAATGTGCTGTTCTTGATCCAGTTCAAGGCCCATTCCGCTTTCTTCTTCACTGCTGGAAGACGCTCCAGTGCGTTGAAGCATTCATCCTTCTCATTCGAGTCCTTCACATAGGTGTCGATCAGCAGGGAGTACATCAGGCTGTGGATGTTCTCCATGGCAATCTGGAAACCATAGAAGAACTTGGCCTCAGGGTACTGAACCTCCTTCAGGAAATTCTCAGCAAGGTTCTCGTTCACGATGCCATCACTGGCAGCGAAGAAAGAGAGGATCTGCTTGATGAAGAAACGCTCCTTGTCGGAAAGCTCTTCCCAGTCCAAGATATCGCCGCTCAAATCCACCTCTTCGGCTATCCAAAAAGCAGCCTGATGTAACTTGTAGAACTCCCAAATGTCATGATGTTGTATCGGGAATATAACGAATCGATTGTCGTTTGGCTCAAGAATTGGTTCCATCTTCATCGTTTTTGTACCTCCATTTGAATCCATGACATGTCTTGGTTCTTCCCTTGCATACACCAATCAAGTTGGTCTTAAGATGTCTTATGTTGTGAGCATCGACTGCCTCTGAAATGGAAGAGTATTCTGCCAGCACATCTCCAGTGATTAGACATACCTTGAGAACTGGTTTTCTTTTGTGTTCTTTGGCTTTTGCAAGGGCTGCCCTATGCTTGTTTGTCAACGACTTACCTGTCAAGGCTTCACTAATGGCTCGCTTTGTAGCGTTTGTTCTTTTCAAGCCCAAACCACCTTTACCTATATTCCTTTTGTGCTCTTCCGACAGGTGTTTTCCCTTCCAACAACATGGTTTACCCTTATTGGATTTGGATATCTTTCGTCTCGTTTCTTCTGAGGGAATCCAATTCAAATTAGAAACCCCACCCGCAGACAGATTCAGCAGTCTATCCTGTTGTGTAGATTTGAAATGTGAGATCCAAAACACCTCCTTCTCTGGCCACTGTGATTCCGTTGTTTCCTCAATCACCCTGATAGCTGGTGATACTCCTTGTGCTATCAGTTTTTTCATCCACAAATATAGCGGTCTTTTGGTTCCATGTCGAGCATGAAACATGTGAGCATACATTCTTTTTTGAAGAGACATCATGGTCTTACCAATGTATCTTATCTCTTCCTCATTCCGAGGATCGTAAATCCCGTATATCTGAACCATGGGTCCAGATAAATAGAGTCAGAAACGACAAATCTGTCAGGGTTCATGTTGTCTCCTTAGGGGGTTGTTTGTGGTCGTGCAATGTATGATTTAATCACCCATGATAGTAGACAACAAAACTAAATATAAGTCATTTCAACAAAGTGTTGCAGCTTGCTAACAGCGTGGAATAGAGGGACTATCAAAGCCCCTCATCCTCAGCTTCAAACGCTCCATCAAATTCACTATCGTAGGACGATGAATCGGCGTCATATGACATCTCATCAACAGTTGGGTCCAGACCCAGTTCCAGCATGGTGCTATCCTCCTTGTCCCGCTGTTCCTGTTCGCGCTCGACCTCCAACTTCCTCTTGTCCTGCTCGATGAATTTTTCCCAGTGCGTAGCGCTCACTGTTTCCTCCAAAGTGGCTTTGATGGACCTCTCCTTGTACTCTTTGTCGAATGGGCAATAAACCCCATCGTCCGGAAGGCCGCGCATCACCTCATCTGAGTGTTCGGTACGCTCTCTATACCCTTGCTCCTCATAGTAGCGGAACTGCTTGATGTTGAAGATCAGATTCGCCGTACCGGGAAGACCTATCAGCTTGGGCTTCTTGATCTTCTGACTACGGAATTGCGTCATACGAAGATGCCTTCCGTGGTCCGTCACATCGCTGGTGCGATTGGAGTTCATCGCCCGCGTCTGATAGAAGGGTTGATATGTACAGATGATGTTGTCCATCTTGTTGCCCCACATGGCCCCGCCAGCGATGTCATAGATGTCGGGACAACGGTAGTTCCCTGCGTTCTTCAACTCGGGGTCCTGATTCTTGTCGGTCAACTTGTCAAGACCTCCCTTGGGGTGGGCGATGATGATCTTGTAGACATTGTTGGTCAAGGCGAACCTCTTCTCCTTCGCCCCGAATGAGCTTATGTACTGGTCATCCCTGCCGCCTGCCGAAGCCCAATCGTTATCCAACTGGTTGAACGGATCTATGAGACATCCACCGATCTTCTCCTTGATGATCAGTTCGGAGAACCGATCATTGATGTACTGCGGAGTAGGGCTGTCATTCTTGGGATAGAGGAAGTAGAAGTACTCGCGCATGAAGTCCATGCCGTTGTTGAACTCCTTCTCGTCCATCCGGTGTTTGTGCCATGACTCGGTGCTCTTGCCGACAAACATGTGGATCAAGTCCTTGTAGAAGTCGATGGGAGGGTTCTGCTCGGGCGAGAAGATGCCCCACTTGACACCTTCATTGATGGACTTGAGCAGCATCATCTGGAGCGTCAAGATGCTTTTGCCGTGGTTCGGGGGGCCGTGCATCAGCGTGACCTCACCCCGCTTCCATGACCAATGTCTGTCGATGGAGTTGAAATGGGTGGTCTCTCCTCTTGAGTCTCCTTTGAAGAAGGAGTTGAGCATGTCGGTCCTGATGTCATCCAAGTAGATGACGTCGCGGGCCCTATCATGCGGATCGAAATCCATCATGCCCTCCTTGGCGGACCACTTCGAGATGCCGTTCTCGTGCTCGTAGGTGATGTAGATCCGTTTGACTATGTCATAGAAATCCTTGGAGTCCACCCATGAGGCCTTGTCCTGATAGCTCTCGATCAACTTGTTCGCGACAAGGTCAGGCTTTAGTCCGAACCGATTGCATGCACCAGCGAACATCACGAGGAACTTGTACTTGTTTCCGTCGTGGTAGCTGTTCCTTGCGTCCGCCCACTTCTTGAGGTTGCGGAATACCACCTGTTCATCCTTGATGACGTCATCCGCAGTGAACTCGATGACAACAGGCTTCGGCTTGGTGATAATGTCGTATATGGCCGCCTGTTCGTTGACATAGATATCCGGGTCGAACGACTCATAGCAGACGCGCGCGACGTCTTTGAACTCATCGACCTTCTGTTCGTCCTGATAGAACCACTTGCTCAGGCTCGCGGCGTACTTCGCGTGGTTGTCAATTTCCCTCGGGATGCGCACGACGACCTTAAGGCCATCCCCGCTGGGGGATACGAACACCGAGAACACATACTTGCTATTAGTGAGCTTTGTCTTGAACGCAAGCAGTTTCTCCTTGCTCTCAAGGTGGTCGAAGTCAAGGCAGATGAGCCCGGAGTGTTCAATTATCCCTTGATTGTCGCGGTGTTTGAAGGTGCCGGAGAAGCATATGCTGGGTAGTTGCTTCTTCAACTCATTGCGCTCCTTCTTGTCTTGCTGTTCCCTGATGCGCTCGATAAGGTCCTTCGACTTCCCGTTCCTTATGCGCTCGAATATGTCCCGAACGGCCCTGTGGTGCGGCTCTCTGCTCTTGGTGATGTTCGGGAAGATCGTAACCGTACTATCCAGTGGTGATAATGCTTGCTCCATGATATTGTATGTTTCTCCTTATAGGTCATCGTAATCAAATCTTCCAGCAATCGGCTTGTCCAGCATGGCAACAGGAGCCACATCCTTCGTCTCCTCAAGGTAGCCGATGAATCTGTCACCGAATAATGTGGCGGGGCGAAGATGTTGACGCATTTTGTCGCTGTCGCTCCATTGCTCGAACTTGTTCCGCATCACCGCTTGGAAGTCCTCAAATCTGACCCCCTTGCGCACATGAGATATGATGAGAGCAACAGCCCCCTCTTTATCATATCCTTTTGTGGGACGGACCACGCGGTGGAATTCATCCAACACCTTGTTCGCTAGTTCCCTCTCCTCTGTCGTAGCCGTTCCACTGAGTGAAACCTTCTCGATGTCCTCCACCATGCGCTTGGAATAGTACGTACCATCCTCGTGCTGTCTCATCACCCCGTTCATCAAGAGTTCGTTCCAAATCCCATCGAATTCCTCAGTGGAACGGCATTTCAGCATCTTCTCAACGTCATCCTTTGTCAACGCCTTACCTTCTATCGTGAGGTAACCCCCACGCTGGCTTTGATGCATGTAGCACATGAGGTCCATCCACGCTCCTTTGGTGGCATAGCTGCACAACGATAGTCGTGAGTCGGCCAGCCAGTCCTCCGGGTGGAAGATGAACCACTTGTGCCGGGACATGTCAGTCCTCTTTCTTGGCGAACTTGTCCACCAACGGACCTCTGTTGGGGTCCTGCTTCTCGAAGAAGATGCGCTGGTGGTCCTTGTCGATCTTGTCCTTCAACTTGGCCGTCAGGTCCTTGAAGAACAGATAGTAGGACACGTTCTCGTTGAACACATCCTCAGCATACTGAGGAATGGGTATCAACGCACTGTGCAGCTTGTTACCCTTGTACTTCACAACGAACTCGATCTCGTTGATGTTCTTCTCTGCCTGACGCAGTTTTTCCTTGATGTTGTCGTTCATGTCGATTAGATGTTTACCTGTTCATGGAATAGTGAGTACTCCTTCTCTTTTAGGATGATCCTGTGGAATGGTTCAAAGTATGTCTTGATGTCCTCCTTTACGTGCGCCTTGTAGTTCTCTCTCTCATACCGTATCACCAGTTCGTCCAAGCGACCCTCTCCAAGGGGCGAATATAGACAATAATTCACCTGTGTATGCAACTCGGTGTTCAAAAAAGGCTCTTGCATGTTGACAAGGTAAGAGTTGCGCTTGAGCACGTCATACGCCCCCAAGACGGCATCGTACACCTTGAGCCTCACGTCGACCCTCTTCCTGCGCGCGTACTCTATGAGGTCATTATAGGAGTAGTGCTCCAGCTTCAGGCCATTGAAGTAATGCGTCATGCGGGCCAACGTCAGACCCTTCACTCCATGAACAACCCCTGACGGCATACCGATAAAGCACTTGAGCATGAGGTCGTTCGTGTGATCATACCCATAGAGGTCAAAGAAGTTCCGGTGCGTCACCCTCGACCCGTCATAGCGCAACAGGCTGATGTGTTCCGAGATAAGCTGTGAGAAGTCGTGTTCCCGGCTCAGGATGATCAACTCCTCCCCCACTTGAACAGCCTCCTTGGCGTAAAGCGCTATGGCATCCATGGACTCCGACCGCTCCTCGTCCACCTGACGCACGCTGAGTTCCCCGAAGTGCTTCTGTAACTTCACCCGTTGCTGCTGTATCTGGAACTCGTGCTCTTCCTTGCTGGAGCGCACACTGTGCTCTTCTTGCAACTTCAAGCGCCTGTTCCATACCTTCTCCTTCTCGGCTCTCAACGCAGGGTACTTGTCGTACTTGTTCAACCCATCGAGCATGCCGTCCCACACCACCACCACCTTGTCTATAAGGTGCTCGGCTATGGCCGTCCTTATGTGGTCTATGACCCCCACTAACCCACCGCAATACAGCCTGTCAGGGCCATGGTGCATGGTCATGCGAAGGTTCTCATAGTGGGCCCTGCGTAGCAACCAGTCCCCCTGAACAACAAGCGTCCTCATGGTCTAGCCAATGAGGACGCAAGTTATGATATAATCTCTTATGACAGTCTTTACTCCACTTCTATCTGCTCATGGGTCTGGCCGAAGTCCAACTCCCAGCCGTCCTTGTAGGTGGCCTTGTACTCCTCTATGGCCGTCTTGTCGTCAAGAATGAAACCATGGTCCGTGCAGATGATCTTCCCCTTGGGACAGATGTTCGTCACGTGGTTCTTCTCCACGACGATGTGCGTACGAATGGCGTAGGCGACTTCCATGCCGTTCTTGGTGGCGGTGATCTTCGATGAAGCCGACTTGATGCCTCCCATCCTCACGATGAGACTCGCGGAGTACGTTACCCCTCCACCTCCGTAGAACACCAGCTTTGGCGGTCCACCCGGTACGTCCGATGGCCCCGTGTATGCCTGATTGATGATCAGGAAAGTGGCTGTGTAAGGGTACGACTCGTTCCTTGTGTTGTTGATACGCTGGCTGAGGTAGCGTCCGATCTTCTCGCGGATCACCTTGGCCGTCTCCATCATGGCGCGTCCAGATTCCTCCTCCTGCTTCTTCAATTCGGCTTCCGATGGGGTTGAACCGATGGAATCCCAGATGATCAGAAGGTCGTACTTGAGGTGGCCCTTTTCTTGGTCATCCAAGAGGTTCTTCACGTACGTGCATCCTTCCTCGATGGTCTGGATACCGTTGTAGACGATAGCTTTGTCGAAGTCAACGCCCATCTTCCTTGCGCGGTCGAAGCTGAACTTGTTCTCAGTGATGATGAACACCGGGACGATGTCGCGCTTTTGTGCTCCGGCCGCCGCTTCCATAGCCGCTGTGCTCTTGCCGCTGTCTGGAAGGCCGCCGATGCATATGACGTGTCCTTGTGGAATGCCGGGGAGCGTTGTCTCCGTCTTCCACGCCGAACTCATCTCTATCCACTCCTGTGGCTTGTACACAGGCTCCTTGTAATTCATCTTGGCCTTGTACTTGTCCAGTTCCAAGAACTTCTTCTCAGCCTTTTTGGCAGTGTCCGCCTTGTACTTCCTCATCTTCAACTCCTTCTCGACGGCTTCCGCCGCTTCGATGTCCGCATTGGTCTTGGCGGTGGCCAACTCCTCCTGCAACTGCTCCTCAGTCAACGTCTTGTAGTCTGTCTTTTTCTTTGCCATTACATAGTGATTTTATAGTAGATTAACCGAAGTGACCGCAGGGTCTCACTTGCGCTCCTCGCGCGGAACGAACTTCTGCCAATCGAACTGGGTCTTCCCGTTCGCATCGCGCAGGTTGTTCCCGTTGTCGTCCTTCTTCAGGCGCAGGAAATAGACATTCGGGTTCTCCTGTTGCTTGCCGAAGTTGACGTATCCACGGCACTTCTTGCAGGTGATGTGGACATAGTCATGCTTGTTCTGCGCGACATGTGCTCCCAACGTCAGGTCATCGCTGCCGCAGAGGCCGCATTCCTTCACATCAGGGAAGGAAAGGTTCTGGCTCTCCATGATGAGAGAATGGAAATCCTCCCCTTCAACTTCGAACGTGTGCTTCTCTTTGCCGATCGTCTTAGTGACGAACTTCCTCAAAATTGCTCCCATAGTACATTATCATTTTAGATTGTATGATAATCTAATGAAAGTCCCGCAGAATTCAAAATGGATTCTGCGTAAGTGGCTCTGGGTCAGCCCAATAAATTTTGCATGCGGGCTTCCATCATGCTCATACGGGAGGTCAACTGTGGACCTCCACGTCCTGTATTCATGGGCGAGCCCGGAAGGGTCACATCGTTCACGAAACGTATCCTCTGCTTGTAGTTGCCGGACCTCGAATAGGACCAATGGATCCATATTTGGGGTCTGCCCTGTGTACTTCTGGTCTCCATGAGTATCTGACCATATTCCAAGGACGGATTGGCCCGGTAGAAGTCCATGATGTAGTTCAGGAGCTTATGGTTGTCAATGAGGCCTTGCGCCTTGTCACCGTTGAACACGATGGTGGAATCAAGCGCTTGCCCACGCAAGTGCTGTGAGGTTGTTTTCCCGTTCTTCCATTTCCTAGCAGCACTGGTGAGGGTCCACTTCTTGAACAACGTCGGGTCGGTCTCCTTGAAGAACTTGGCGAACGGATCAAGTATATCGATGATGAAATCGTTCAAGTTCTGAACGATTCCTCCCTTGTCGGCAATGAGACCGTTCGGTCCATTGTTATCCACAATCGGTCCGTCATCGCCCATGTTTGTCAATCGCGTTGAGTTCTGCGCCTGCTTGATGTAAGAGAGCAGATTCACTGTCTGCGAGTCGCTACCATTGGAGTTGGTTCGTACGGCTTCCACGCTGTTACCGTCATTGATCTCATTCTCTCCGGCCTGCGTTGATGGGTCGAACGGCTTTCCCTCCTCGTTGGTGATCATGCCATCGGGCACCGGGTTCGTTCTTGGGCGCTCATCCAATAAGTGTTGCAGAGTGCCGAGCGTTATGGGTGGAATAGAGAAGTAATTGCCAGAGCCGGGATTGAACCGCATGCGTATCCCCTCGAACGTCGTGGTCATGTCGTTCGGAGTGATGCTGTGCTCGACTTTCATTATCTGATACAGACCATCGAACAACGGCATCTTCTCCAAGAAGTAGAACTGCATTGGATAAAGCTGCGCATTGCCCAATGTGTCGACCTTGGAGGTGTAGCTGCGACCAGCCATTACATTGAGCATTGAACAGTCGGTGGTGACGGTCTTGTTGTTGTCCTCCTTGTCCGTCAGACGTTGCAGGTTGATGATGCTCTCAGCAGTCACCTTGTTGTCGCGGGTTCCCACGGAAACGTTTCTCACTATTTGGTTGTCCGTAGCGCCGAAAGTGATACCAATGGCGTCGCCCTTGATGTCCCTCTGGGTGTCTGAATCATGGAAGGTCAACGGAGTGGAATGTGTCTTGTTTGACAGCATCGAACGAGACTCCGGCGTAGGCATGAACAGAATATGGAAGAAGTTCCTTATCCTCGTCTCTGCCTGACCTTGGTAAGGTCTGAAGATTTCCTTGATGTTCAAGTATCCAGCATATCCCGGAATGGGTATGAACATGAAGTTGTTCTTGCTGCACAGGTTGTACAGCATGTTCAGCACCGTGGTGTTGGCGTCCGGCTTGTAGAGCGGGCCCAAATTGATAAGCGCGTCACGTACATCAATGGTGTCCAGCTTAGATCCGCTTACCTCGCGTATCCGCTGAAGCGGATAATCGTAGATGAATGCCGGGTCAGGCAGATTCTGTACATCCTCGGCCGACTTGCTCTTTATCTCAACGTGACGGTCGAACCCGCCATACAAAGCCTCAAGGTCTTGGGCTATGCCATCACCATAGGCGGGTAGGCTGGAGCCATTGAAGTCGCCGTTCTCGGAGATGCTGTCCTTATAGGCCATGCTGCTCCACTGATGGAACATAGAGTGCATCTGCTTGTAGATGATGTTCTCCGCTTCGTTGGCATTCCCGAGGACACGACTGATGACCTGCTGCTTGTCGCGTTGCACTTTCTTGATCTTCTTCTTGATCTCCGCACACAGTGCCTTTATGAACACGCGCTGGTTCCTGCCTTTCGTGCCACGCAGGAATGGTCCGAACACCACTCGGCTCGTATCTATCCCATCGGATGAGTCCTTGTGGAAAACAACTGTGTAGACGATGTCGGTTGCGCGTATCTCTCTGCTGAGATTGTCCGGATCGCCATTGACTATCTTCTTTTTCCAGAGCAGCGCGTTCATCTCCGGAGGTAGACCATTGTCCGTCTCGGACCCGTTGAAATCTATGTCATCACCGATCTCATCGCCGAACCTGCTTCTCTTGTAGAAATCGATCGGCACATTCTTCATGACAGAGTAGTCCAGCACAAGGCCATTATCAACGAAGTTGTTGAATTTCTTTACTCTTCCCAACACGTTTCCCTCTTCATCGGAGTACCTATCTATCTCCACCAGACCCTTCGGTTGGTCCTCATCCTTGTCCACCTCTGTGCCAGCGAATTCCGTATCGGTCTCTGTGTTGTTCGCGGCCTTCACAGCACGAGCATCATCGCCTTGATAAGCGATGAGGAAGTAGTCATCACTGACATTGTGTGGATAGGTGTAGACCAGACCATTATTGATGAGCTTTCTCGCGGTCAGATTGGTCGGATCAACTAGGTCTCGCATACCGCTGTTGCGAATGACATCGTTCATGATGAAATTCCTGAACGTCTTGCAATCACCCGACTGTATTACACCAGTGGAGATGGCCTCGGTGATCTTCGCTTGCGTGTTGAAGTCCTCAGGCTTGGAGTTGTTGGGGTAGTTCATGACCACCTTGTAATCCAGCACTTCGCTTGGCGTGGGTTCATCAAGATCATGGGTCTTACGGAACGATGGGCCTTCATCATCCCTCAAAAAACCGGCGTTCTTGCCCTCTGACGTCAGGAAGTCTTCGCCCTTTTCAGAGAGCAGTTTATCGAAGAAGTCGACGAATGCCTCCAAGTCCATCTGGTCCTGTGGAGACATGCTCTTTATCATGTTGTCGGTGATGTTCTTAGCATCCTCCAACGCGATCTTGACGATGTTCTCAGTAGAGTCCCTATCGTAGTTGAACGCTGTGTCGTAATCACCGGGCATGTTGGGGTCATTGCTGCGCGTCATGTACGCGACAATGCCGGAACGTATCAGCACGTTCTCTGCTATACTATGATAGTATGGCCGGTATGGATTCCTTGAGATGGCCTCCAAATTCGATATGCGCGCGGTCAACCTCTCGTCCGATGTGGCCGTGGCCACTTCATCTTCAGTGAGGTCCTGCGCAATACCTTCTATGACGGCGTTGATGAACTCCCTCACGAAATCCATTTCACATCCGGCATCTGTTATGCCATAATCCACACCTCCGGTGTTCTCCGTCAAGGCAGGAACCTCCTCGCCGTCATTGTCGGCCAGAGGGTAGTACTTCCCGACTATCGTTGGACGCGAATCGCTCTCCTCGCTGTTCCTTTTGTCGTACCTGTTGACCATTCCAGAACCACGTCCGGCAAAACCTTGTCCGGGATTGGTGCTGGTGGGGTTTGCTCTCTCATCATTGGCGTTGCCCTTGAAACCAGCCTCAAGTATGCGACCCATCACATAGGCGGAGTCCTTGGCTATCTGGCGGAATATCTCACTTATCGTTATCTGTGAAAGTTCAAACTTGGATGAGTAGAATATATTGGCCTTGATCTCCTCATTGATATTGTTGATGTTGTTCTTGATCTCCTCAAGATACCTCTTCTTCTCTGATTCCTTGGCATCGTTCGACAATCCCCTGAACCTTTCAAGAGAGTAGTCATGGTATGGTCCCGATTGGCCATTTATGGTCATCTTGGTGAACAAGAACTGGTTCATCAGGATCTGGTCGTTCGGTGACTTCGACATAAGGGAGATGTCCTCTAGGCTCTTGACTCCAAGATTGGGAAGAGAGGTTATGTCGGTGATGAGTATGTTCTTGAAACCTTTGACCAATTGTCCATCCACCTCTCCAACTATGTTCTCGCCAAATGCTACCGTCTTGCTATCGGACAGCGCTGCGCTCAAGTTGGCCTGCATGTCGCTCATCTTCTTAAGGAGACCATCGTACTTCTTGGTGACATCAGTTGTCTTCACCTCCACCTGCTTACCTATCTTGATAAGGTCGAAGATGGACATGGCCTCGGTCTGTGAATTGCCGTTCCTGTTCATGCGCAGCCTCTTGGCAGCAAGCAGATACAGGAACGGCATGTCTCCGAAGAAGCCCCACTGGTTGGGGACAAAACTGGCCTTCAGTTCATAGTGACCCTTGTCGGAGATGAAGTTGATGTCGTATTGCTTCAGGTTCAACATCCACGTCACTGGACGACCTAGATACCCCTTGAACGTGAACATGAACTTAGGAGGTGGCCACCTGAAGAAACTGGAGTAGTCCACATTACGGTCGTTGTATTGACCACCGAACATCGTATTACCATAGAGGTCCATGAACGTGATCTCCACGATGGGCTGCAACGAGGTGTTTACCTCCACCTTGATGTTGGTTATGCCGAACCCTATGTTCTCTCGGAAAAAACCAACTGTGAAATGCTTGCGCCCTGTGAAGTCGTACGGCTCGCCGTCCACGAGCGCTTCCAGCTTGACGTCGAGATACAGGTCCTTCAGGTCGAATCTATCTGGCCTCTGTACTGGCATTATCGGTTCTTGTTCAACTGTATTTTGGCGGTGATCTCCTGAACGACATCGTTCAAAGGGAACGGTATGCGAATGATGGTCCCACGTGGTATGTCGAACTCGTACACGATGTCGGGGTTGGCCCACAGCAATATCCTGTACATGGTCTCATCGTTGTAAACATCGCCAGCCACCCGGTCCAATCTCATCTTTCTGGGATCGAACACGATGGACTTGTCCGTGACCCGCTGTGATATAGATATCTGAGGCATGTTTTTCAGGGCATTGCCATCACGCAGGAACTCATAGAAATTGATCGGCATATCAACGAGAAGTTAAGAGTTGAGACTGGGAAAGAGATGGGTTTTCTGACCTGATAGTTCCTTTGCTGATGGTTCCGAAGTCCTCGGCATACTCCAGATCGCCCACTTCTACGACAGCTACAGGGCGCCGCTTCTGATTGTAGTACCCAGCCTCATCAGATGCTGTAAGCGGACGACCACTGGCGTTGTACTGGCCAATGATGTTGAAGGAAATGGTCACTTGGCACCACATGGGCTGTACCGCTCCTGATTCCGTTGTCCAATTGGAGTCGGTATAGTCCTTGGCGATACTGGTGATGACCACATCATGATGGATGTAGTCGCCCAACCGCATGTGGCACACAGGTGGTTTGGTGAACGAGAAGCCTTTCGTACCAGCATTAGCCGTGGGCTTTGTCATCCTACTGAGGAACGTCATCCGCGAGATGAAATCCGTCTTGTCACCGGTGAAGTATGTAGGCTGGAACAAGAGGTCTTTCTTCATGTCATCAAGACGTTCCACGACGTTCTTGATGGTGGTCTTGTCGACATCGTTGGTGAAGGTGGTGTGAATGATGTTGTCATATACGTTCAGGCCTGCTCCGTTCGACTCCGCCAAACGAACGAAGCCTGTCTGCTTCTCACGCTCTTCAGCCAACAGCAGGTCGATCTGGTTCATCTCCTCCTGCATCTTATCGGCGTCCTGCCTGTTCCTCAGCGCTTGCGCCGCATCAGGATTGGATAGGCTGAACAGGTCGTAGGAAAGCACGTACGACCCACCGAACGGATCGCTTGAGGTCACCATGTCGTTGTCGGAAAGTTGGGAGTTGGCGATCAATGAGGCGGACGCGTCAAGGTTCATACCCGCTATCTTGTCCTGAATCTCCTGTTTGCGCGTTTCGAGCGCCATGGTCCTATCGCTGGTGTAGACGGCTTTTTCAGAATCATCCTTGCTCATGGTCTTGGCGCCCACACCGGTAAACCTCTTGTTGTCGAAGTTGTACTTTATGGTGGGTACTCCATCGGTGGAGTAATCCAGCCCCAGTTCCACCTCCTGAGCGAAGTCCGTCAACACGTAAAATGAGATGCTTCCGGTGCGCGTGGAGTTGTTGTAGGTGTACATTGGTTCAGGACGACCAAGTATCTCTATGGCGTTCCAGTTCGCCGTTTCATTCTCGGTGAAGCTCTGGATATATGCCGGGAAGTACATGGTGGCGGCTTGACCAACAGGGATGGCGTAGTTGGTGAAGTAGAACGGCAAGTGCCCGGCCTCTCCTCCCTTTCCGTTCAGTCCGTTTGAACTGAACGGGTTCTTTACCGACCATCTTTGGCGTCGTATAATCTCTTCACCATCGTCACGCTTGAACTTGAAAAACACGGCGCCGTAGTTGTGGTTATCACCGACCTGCGTTCTTGAGTTCATGATCCTCTTGGTCACCCCCTTTATGCCCTCCTTGTTGGGACCCGCTTGGAATCTCTTCTCATCGACTATGGGGTTTCCAAGCACATCCTTGGCCATGAGCATGGTGTCCGTTACTGCCTGCGGGGAGTTCCTGTCATGCGCCGTCCATTGTGTGTTGAACTTGTTCGCCTCACCCATGTCCCGCTCGCCATTATAGGCCAATTCCGCTATGCTATCGTTCCCATTTCTTTTGAACTGAAGAGTTCTTTCCTCCTTCACCGTTCTTCCACCGTAGTACGATGCATATTCCCCGGCCAATACAACCCCTTCGGTTCCATCGACCATCGGGTTCCTTGGCGTCAGCTTGTTGCGTGTCATGAGTATCTCACGCACTATCAAGCCCAATGCGAAGTTCCTCGATACACCCAAGAACGTCTGTGTGCCCAATCCGTATATGTCTACTCCCAAAAGACCCAAGCCCCTGTTGCGTGCAAGTTGTTCTGTTCGGTATGGCTCGGTCTGTTCCACCAAGCTTCTGGTCTGCGAGGGAACGTTCCTTGACAACGCATCTTGACGCATCGGCTCGCTATCGAACAGAACGTTGGATGATGAAGGTATGTTCATCGCCAACTGGTTCTGCAAATACGGAGCGGAGTCCACCAGCACGTCGCTTGTGGAGGGAACGTTCATCGCCAACTGGTTCTGCAAATACGGAGCGGAGTCCACCAGCACGTCGCTTGTGGAGGGAACGTTCATGGCCAATTGCGCGTTCAGGTAAGGGAACGACAAGGCCAACAGGTCCGTATTGTTGGGGATGTTCATCGCCAGAAGAGCATCCCTGAACGGGTCGCTCATCTGTAGAACATCCGTCGTGGAAGGCACATTGTTGGCCAACTGGGCCTGCCTGTACGGCTCAGTTTCGCTGAGTATGTCACTCACGTTCTCGACATTCCTTGCCAGATTGCTTTCTCTGAACATCTGGCTCAGTATCGACAGGTCGGTAGAGAACGGAACGTTGTTCGCTAGGTTGTTGTTACGGAACACCTCACTCATCTGATCGATGTCGGTGGGGTTCGGAACATTGCTGGCGAGCAATGATTCCCTGTATGGCGTGCTGAGCGTCATCAGGTCGCGAAGTACGGCAACCGTTCTTGCCAATAGATTCTGACGGATCGGTTCTGCTATCTTGCCTACATCTGTTGTGAATGGAATGTTGTTGGACAACGCAGCATCCCTATATGGCTCTGACAAACGACCAAGATCCGTGGGGTTTGGGACCGTACGCGATAACATGAGGTCACGCTGGTCCTTGGAGTCAGCCTCTATGTCGGTTGTTTTCGGGACATTGCTCGACAATTGTGCCTCACGGAAAGCGCGGGCCATGGCCTCAACGTCCGTCGTGCGAGGCTCGTTCTTTGACAATTGGTCGGCGCGCATTTCCTCGGTGGAAGACAATACATCGCTATCACGAGGTTCGTTCTTCGATAGTTGCGCCTCACGCTGTGCCTGAGAGCTTGCAAGTGCATCGCTCTCCTTCGGCTTGTTCTTCGATAGCTGCGCCTCACGCTGCGCCTGAGAACTCGCAAGCGCGTCGCTTTCGCGTGGAACATTCTTGCTGAGTTGCGCCTCACGCTGTGCCTGAGAACTGGCAAGCGCGTCGCTCTCTTTTGGCTCGTTCTTCGATAGTTGTGCCTCGCGCTGCGCCTGAGAACTTTTCAGCACATCGCTTGACCCCGGCGTATTCTTGCTGAGTTGCGCCTCTCTGAACTTCTTTGCCTGCAATAGAACATCGCTGCTCTCGGGAACATTCTTGCTCAACTGAGCATCGCGGTATTGTTCCGATTCGGCAAGAGCATCGCTTTCCTTGGGCTGGTTCTTCGACAACTGCTTGTTGCGCTGGTTCTCCGTATCAGCAAGAGCATCACTATCGGTAAGATCGTTGTTCTTGCTCAACTGTGCATGACGGAACTCCTCACTGGAAGCAAGAACATCATTCTTTCTCTCTGCATTCTTGCTCAACTGCGCAGAGCGCTGTTGCTCGGAATCTCCGAGGACGTCGCCCTTCACAGGAACGTTCTTGGACAACTGCGCCTGTCTGTAGGCTTCACTGTCCTTGACAGCATCGGTGTCCTCCATTCCGTTCTTGGACAACTGGTCATGACGTTGCTGTTCTGAATCCCCCAACAGGTCACTGCTGGATGGCACATTCTTGGCAAGTTGCGCTTCACGCTGGTACTTCGTTACGCGAAGCACATCGCTGTCCACGGCTGTGTTCTTGGAAAGTTGCGCCTTTCTATAAGCGTCACTATCCTTGACGGCATCCGGCTCATCCATGCCGTTCTTCGACAACTGATCCTGACGGTATATTTCGCTCTGCTTCAGAACATCAGAATCGGAAGGGTTGTTCTTTGAGAGTTGAGCCCGCCTTTGGCTCTCTGTATCGCGTGCTATGTCAGAATAGTTGTCTGCGTTCTTGGACAACTGCGCTTCACGCTGGGGCTGAGAATCAGCAAGTGCGTTGCTATCTTTGGGCACGTTCTTCGAAAGCTGCGAGTTGCGCGCGTCTTCACTGGTCTTCAGCACATTCGAGTCGCGAGGGCCGTTCTTCGAAAGTTGGGCTTGACGATGCGCTTGGCTTGACTTCAAGACATCGCCAAGTGTGTACGAGTTCTTGCTCAACTGGGCAAGGCGTATCTTCTGCTCCTCGAATGTTCTATCGGACGTATCGGATACATTCTTGGAGAGTTGGGCCCTGCGCGCGTCATCGCTGTCCTTCACCGCATCGCTCTGGCCCATGCCGTTCTTGGAGAGTTGCGCCTTGCGCGCCTCCTCGCTGTCTTTAACGGCATCCGGCTCACCTGTGCCGTTCTTGGAAAGCTGAGCCTGACGGTAAGTCTCACTGTCCTTTATCGCATCACTCTTCGTGGGCACATTTCTGCGCAATTGCTCAAGCCTGTACGTGTCCTCGGTATGGAACAGGTCAGGCTCATTGGGCACGTTCTTGCTGAGTTGTGCGTCACGCGCATTCGCGCTGTCACGAATGGCGTCGGACTCGCGCTCATGATTCTTTGATAGTTGCGCCTTGCGCGCCTCCTCGGAAGCTGTCAATGCGTTGCTGGCAACTGGAACATTCTTGGACAATTGTCCGTCACGGTATGTCTCCGATGACGACAATACATCAGAATCCTTGGGCACATTCTTTGAAAGCTGCGCATCCCTTGCGATCTCGGTGGAGCGCAGTATGTCGCTTATGTTGGCCATCACGTTCTTGGCAAGCTGCGCCAAGCGTATCTGGTCTTCATTCACCCTGTGCTCAGTGGGCTTGTTCTTGGAAAGCTGAGCGTCTCTGAATGTATCGCTGTTCGCCAGCGCATCATCCACATTATGGTTGTTCTTGGAGAGTTGGGCCTTGCGCGCATCCGCACTGTCCAAAAGCGCATCACTCTCATCTATGCCGTTTTTCGATAGCTGCGCCTGACGAGCAGCCTCACTGTCCTTCACCGCGTCGGACACATCGATGCCGTTCTTGGAGAGTTGCGCCTGACGAGCAGTCTCACTGTCCTTCACCGCGTCG